TGTAATACTGTTTTTTAATGAAATTGCTCATAATATTTATTCTTTTGCTGTTACTAATACATCAACCGTTGCTCCCTGCACCGGTACGACCGCACCAAGTAAAACCTCAACGCCCAACAAAGTTACAACATTACGTTGATATACGTTTATGGTATATCCAGATGCAGTAACGCTTGTAACACGTATTGATTGATTAGCGTTAGCCTGGTTAGTTATAGATGCCTGTACATTTGGTGCAACCGTATAAGGGTTTTGGAATGTAAAGGCATATGTTCCTGTAGCATCAGTAACCCCGCTTCTTGTTATCGGAATCCCCACAACAGGATTACTGGCGGCAAACATAATTGATAACATTACGCCTAAGCCTAATAAAGCTGATAGCAACATGATTTTGTTTCCTGTACCTTTTAAAGTTTCTTTCATTTTGTTTATAGTGTTTAAATTAAAATAATCCGATAATATCGTATGATGCCCCATTCCAAATAACCCGCATACCTGAACCCTGTGTTGAGAATGTTTTGTTAACCACTCCATCAAAAGTGCCGATAGCTGTCAATATACCTGCTCCTTTATTTTTTATAACAAATTCCATGTTAGTAGTTAACCCTGTAGGAAACGTAAAATTTGCCGTTCCACTCGTAAGCCCAACATAATAATCAGAAGTTGTTAACGTAGTTGATGCTGTAACGAATCTTTCGCTTTTATTAAATACAGCCGTTTGGACTTGCCCCACATTTGCTGCATGCTCCGGCTGTGTACCCGCGGGTATTTCTATTTGACCAGTATCTAAAACACCTGCTTTTAAAGTTGTTGTGCCCCCCGATAATGTTTTCCATGTTGTTAAATAATGTTTACCCGTACCTGTACCTACATTTTCAAATATAACACTTAAAGATTCAGAACCACCTGTGCCCGTTGCTGTTGATTTATATCTAAAAGTGTGTGCTGCAAAGAATCCATTGCTATTTATACCATTTAAATTTGCCCCGTAAACCATAGGTGTCGTTGCGCTTGGAGCGGACATTCCAGGAAAAAAAGGAGCGGATAAACCTAAAAAAGAACCCGTAACGTTAATTAAAGAGTTAGCACCGTTAAACATAATCCTGCCACCGCTACTACCTATCGTAAAGTTTGGGGCTACAGGACTACCTAACGACCCTGCTAATAAACTAAAATCATTGCCACTTCGCGTTACATTAAGCCTTGCATAATTTGCGGCATCAATAAAGTTAGAGTAATATAGAAAAGGGTTAGTAACTACAGGGTCGAATTGTAATGTACCTGTCATAGTATCTCCTGTCTTACTAACCTTTCCTGATATTGCAGGGCTCATTTCTCCTATACCTTTAACAACAGCCTGTATAAGCTGCCTGTCTACCAAATTATAGGCTGCCATAGCAGTAGCGTCGGCATTAAATATATATGTGTATCCCTGTCCTGTAGGATGTAAACCATCTGCCATTACGTTACCCGATAGATTTGGGTCATAATATTTATTAACATCAACATACTGAATTTGAAACCCGTCTTTTGCTAATGTTGTACACAAATCAAATAAGGCACTATTTTGAGCATCAACCATTGCATCATTTAAGCCTGCAATGTTCCCGGGATAAGTTGTATAGCCTGTAGAGTTCATGTGCGCTGCTGAATTAACATAAATAGCTAACCCTCTATTGCCGTAAGGTATTTTAAGCTTTCCATTACCCAACCCACCAATAAGCCTTAATGCAGTACCGCCTGTTTTTGTTATTGTAACCGTATGTAAACCTCTTGTAAGACCTCCAAATCTATGTGTAAATGGATAATAATTTGTATCTGATGTTCCTGTAGGTGTAGGATAGCCAACTAAAGCTGTAGAATTTGCAACAAAAGAACCCTGACTTACACCGTCAATAGTTATAGTGTAATTTGTTGTTCCTGAAACTTCATATGCAACAGTAACAAATATTACATCTCCTGTTGTTGTAAAATTCGCAGGGCTATTATTAACATTTGTCTGACTTCCTGTTGTAGTATCAAAAAATACGTTTGATGTAGTCCAATCAGCAGGTGTTGTTTTAGTCCATGCCTGGCCTTTCACAGCTTCGCTGCTATTAAATGATGTAAGCAACCCTGTCATCATATTTATGTAAGCGGGTATTCCCGCTGTGCCGTATTGCCTAACATCATTTATTCCTAAAGCTACAATTCCTACCTCCGCATTCAAAGGGCTATATAATCCTTTATACTTTGTTGCTACAGTTGCACCGTTTGTGCCGCTATTCGTTATAGCCCACCCCCTAAAATTTCCAACCTTGTTTAAATAACCGTCATTAGCAGTAAGATTAAAATTGTTAGTAAAACTATCTCCTATAGCGTTCAGGCTTGAGACTAAACGTGTATCTAATCCAAGAGGTATGTTTTTTACACCATCCGAAACAAAATATCCCTTATTCCACACTAAAGCATTTGCAGCATTTGGAACTGTAGAAAAAGTAGTGTTATATCCTATTTTGCCTGATGCTATTGTCGGTAATACAGCTGCTGTAGAAACATATTTGTTTGTAGTTGTTTCGGGTACGTTATCCGTATTAAATACATTAGGATAAGAGGCTAATTTTGCTTTTTCATCAGGTAAAAATAAACCTGAATCTGTAGTATTAGCGGGTGGTATAATAGCACCTGTACCTGTACTACTGTTAACCGTCCCGCCTGTAGGGGATGCTGTGTAAGTTAGGTTTGTAGGTACTGTTATTCCACCGCCTGTAATATCACTAAGCAAAGCTAAAGTTCCTGTTTTAGCCTGTAACTTAGCTACAAAATCGCCTGCGCCTGTGTAATCTGTTCTTTCAGGATATTTTAAAGTCGTTGTGTGATTGTAGACGCCACCATCAGCATCGTTTTTTACACTACCCTTTAATTCTGTAGATAATTCATCTTGACTCGCTAAAAACTTACCGTAATCATTAACTCCATTAAGTCCTATTTCAGCAACATCATTATCTACATAAGAGTAAACCTCTGTTGAGTTTGAGCCGTGTATAGCGGATCTTACTTGTGGATTTCCATCTCCTGTATTTAAAATTCTTGTGCCAAAACTTTCAGCATTGGCTCCATCGGCTCCTGAAAATATTTGAGTTGGGTTAACTACGTTAATAAAAGTACCTACACCGGATGTTAATATTTGTGAGTTTGGGCTTATACTTCCTGAATATCCATTTGCTGCATCTGAAAATTCAACAGTACCTGTTACAGAATTACCCTCTGTAGTTCCTGATAAAGGTATAAACTGACCGCTTAATGCAAGTGTAGGGTCAATATTTCCATTTACATCAGCTTCAACACCTAATACAGTTAAAGGCGACCATTTACCGTTAACCTGAAACGTTGGGTCTGTAGATGTTAAATTAAAATTATCGTTGAAAGCAAAAAAAGCTTGTGTTCCTTCGTTGCCACCTTTAAATATAGCAGCTCTTTCATTATCAAAAATAATGTCGTTATTGTTACCCGTGTGATTACTATTAGTTAAAACACTTTCTAATCCCTGTTCAGGCGTAACACCGCTATTTGTAGCTGCTGCAAAATCCCCTGATACTAATTGAGTACCTGAACCGCCATAAACCCCGTTAGAACCTATGAATTGAACTAAGTATAAAACACCATCCTGTGTATAGCTAAAATAATATACCAATTCAGGGTTAGATAAATCACGACTTACAGAATTTGCCGCTGTAACATAATCGCCTGTAGGTAATGACCCTAAAGATATGGTTTGCGTATTAGGGTCGTTACTTACATCTTGTACGGTTGTGGGTGTACTACTTAAAAGCTTAAACATTGAAGCCGTTGTAGCTGTACCTGAACCACCAAAACCACTATTACCCCATGTGCCAGTACCTCCTATAAAAGCATATACTAATCGCCTGCCATTGCCATTAATTAAGTTCTCTGTAACCTGAATGTAAACAGGCTTTGTAGTTTCAGTAACAGTAAACGAACCTGATGGAGTACGAGAATTGTTATTTATAAAGGTTTGTATATTGCCTACAGTAGTATTAAACTGCGCGGTATAGTTTATAAATAAACCTGTGTGGTTATCGCTCCCATCGCTTAACGTATTCCAAGATGTTCCGTTGTTATACTCAACTCTGTTATTAGTAGAGTTATATTGTATACGCCCTTTTAAAGGTAGGTTAGGGTATAGCGTATTTGTTTTCCTAACAGGTAAGATTAATAAGCTGTCTGACTGTATACCCGCTTTAAACCTTGTTCCTTGCGATGCTGTACCGCTTGGGGCTAATGTGCCATTAACTTGCGATGTTGCAGTAAACGATACAATAACCATTAAAAATAATAAAAGTCTTTTTTTCATATAGATAAATTTAAATTTTAGTAAAGAATATTACATTGGAACTACTGCCATAGTCATAACCCGATATAGTTCCTGTTTCACTATCAAAGGCAAAGTTAGGCAATTCCGAAAAGTCATTAAAAATCTGATTAGCTGTTATAATTGCATCAATTGAAACTGCATCAATTAAATTATCGTTTTGTATTACACCATCTTCCGCCGGTAAAACAATATGCCCACTTCCTGAACTCGAACCCCCACCGCTTTCTACCAACAGATGCTTTTCTGTTCTTTGTGTAGTGGGATTCCATACGGCTACATATTTACTACCCGATACGAACAAAGGTAATTCATCTATACGCTTGCTGTTTGAACGTATTTGATTTAAATATGTGTTTATCCTGTTTAAACTCTGTAATATGATTGTATATTGGCTCATCTTAATTTATTTTATTGATATTCTATAAATGAACCATCGCCAATATCTATTAGTCCTGGTACTTCAATGTTTGTGCTATCTGTAATATCGTTTATACTTCCTGAATTTGATGAGAATACACCGCCTGTCTTAACAAGGTTTGCGCTCACAACATATAAATTTGTTTCGCCCATTGCTACATCGAATTCAGCGGGAGAATTGCTCACATAATAAACACCATCCATTTGTAGTGTCTTGTGGCTTAATGCCTGTACCAACTTTCTCATTATTTCTTTTGTAACAGGCAGGAAAGTAAATTTATCCATTTCGTAAACATCAGAATTAAGTAGAACTACAGATGTATCAGTATTGTATGTTTCAATATCTTGGTTAGATACAGCCGACACTCTATCGATAGGCAATCGTATTAAGTTAGTTATCCCTGTGCTGTAAAATATATCTGTATTATCAGGGTTTGAGTATCTTATCTCAACAGTTCCTAATTGCCTAACCTGTACATTTATTAATTCACTTATGTGAGTTAAGTTACCAAATGTAGTATCATTATTGTTTATTCTAACCCTTATGTTTTGGTTTTGGTAATCTACAAGGTCAATTGTAAATTCGTAAACCTCATAATTAAATAGATCGTAAACAGCACCGGCAATAACGTTCATTGGTGCGCCTATATACGGTGCATCTATTACTATAACATCAGCCTGTAAAGTATCATCATAAATAATATCGTCAATTAAGTACCATGCGCCATCTATTTGAAAGTAATTTCCAAATGATGCCCATTGAGGCAAAGTTCCATTAAGCGCATAAGGCTCAATTATAGACCCTGTGTTGTAATCATAAATGTTTCCTGACTGAAAGTATATACCTGTTTTATTGTTTCCTAAATTAACCTTAATTGCATCCCTACTATCAGTTACCCCGATATTATTGGATTTTAAGAATACAGGTATTTGTATTTCTGTGCCATTCGATAAGATTACATAAGCAAGGTTTTCATTGTAATTTGACTTAAATTGAGTTGTAATTATATCAGCGGTCTGAAATTGCTGTATCTCTTTATAAGGCAATCTAACATTTACTTCACAACTTAGTGTATTTTCATCGTTACGGTAATTACCTGCATCACTGAAACTTATTCTATTAGCAAACCTAAAGCTATTGCTTTTAGATATGTAAAAGTAAGGCAGCCGTGTACTTTGTATTTCATCAACAGTAAATGCCAATGTTTTTATACATCCAAATTGGTCTTTTATATAAAGAGTATAATCGCCTGGCGAAATGCCAACAAAAGTATTCTCAAATTGATAATTTATTCCATCTAAACTAAACTGTAATTGTAATCCAAATGGTTCTTGATAATTTACTATCAAAGTTGCTCCATTCGGGCTGTTATTAACCTGCACATTGAAATTGGCAGGGTTTAATAAGTCAGGTGTTCTATAATTTTGACCTATTATTGTATTTGGATCGCCTCCTGAAACAGATAATACTCCCGATGTGCCACGAGCTAAGCTAATATTAAATGTATTTGAAGTTAACCCTGTTACTTGAACAGGTAAAATAATAGCAGACATATTCTGATTTGTAACAACGGCCATAAGAACCATGCCACACCTATTGCTGTTTACAGGATTATAATTAACGCTTGTAAATGCAAAAGGAGGCTGTATAATTATTTCATTAAATTGCACATCGTAATCAGTTAAAACAGGATTTCCCTCTAACTTTAAACATTGCACTCCTGTAAATTCAATGAAATCATAGAATGTTGTTATTGTAACCGAGTTATCATTAAATGTTACGCTATACCCATCAGGATATGGCAAATCTAACTGAAATGCGGATGCATAATTGCGCGCTGTATTTTGTCCTGTACTTATGGAATTGGCGGCGGTAAATTCGTTCCTACCTGTCCTTACTGTCCTTGCTAAGTGCAAAAACACACCATTATCTCCTATAAACACACGAATAGAGCCGTTTACAGGCACATCTTCATTGAATGTTATTATTACTTGATTTATTGCCATTTTTTTTATCTATTTGCTATTAGCAATTTAAACTTACCCTCGTTAGGCTTTAGATTTAAAAAATACCCTTTTTTTATATCGTTGTTTTCATCTATAAATTCAACCAGCCCATATATATTCGGCTTTCTTTTATTATTTACTATTGTATATCCCTCAATTTGTCTCATTATTTCAGGTGTTATAGCATGCGTAAAGTCTATTGTTTCAGGTAAATACCTTGGTCGTTCTAATTGGCTGTTCTGGATATTACCATTTTCTGCCCTTTCTGTTCCTCCAATTAACTTTGTAACTAATTCGCTATTTGCTACACTGCTTGCATATCTTACAAATTCATTTGAATATTTTTTTAATCCTGATGCTATTTCCCAACCATGCCTTAATAACATGTTAAAAGGTGATAGCCTTAAGTTGGTTGCTGTTTCAGGACTATAAACCCCCGTAGGGGGTTGCTCAAAATCATCTTGCCATTTCCTTTCTTCAAATATATATTGAGGCTCTGTATTACTTCCGTTATCAAAAGTACTCCTTTTAAGGTCTTGCACAAATATGTCATTGTCATAACCTGTATCTTGTGTTGGAAACAATGAATACGGTTTACGCCTTGCAAACTCTTTACCGTAACTATCAGCACGGTAATCTGAAATCTCGCTAAACGTGTTTTTAAGCCTTTTGATGAATGTTGTAAATGTTGAGCGTGTATTGTATTCGTCAAGCCCCATAGCCTCGCTGTAATCGCCTCCTTTTGCATAACCTATATCTATTCCGCTATAATAGTAATTAGGCGCAACACTTCGTTTAACATCACTTACCTGATTAGGCAGTCTTATCCTAACATTATTATCATAAAAATACCTTTTGTCCTCAACTACTATTGTCTCACTGTAGCCATTCTGCTCTATTCCTAAGCCTATATTCCATATAGCTTCATTACTTGAAATAAACTCTTTCCATGATGTAGTTAATGGCTTGAAAGAATTTATATTGTTAGGTGTTGATAAAGGCAATTCATCAAATTTTCTTACCCAAAATCCATGACTATAACCATTTAATGAGGCTTTACCATCTTCCTCATATCCTATATCAGTTCTGCCAAATATAGTTGATTTAAACACCCTGTTTTTACCAGTCATTATATGAATTAACCTGTTTGCTAATTCATAGGCTAATATAAACTTAGATTGGGATGGTTCAAAAAAACTATCTTCTACAATATTCATACGCGCATCAATACCGAATGCGTTAATTCTTAGATTGCCATCACTTAACGTGCCACCAAGCTTTGCATGTACAAAAAACTGTAACGATAGACTTTGACCTTGTAATAATTCAAATTCATTTTCGTAATCTATATTCCAAAATCCCGGGGGTGTTCCATATACAGCACCTCCTAATGATGATATCCCGCCCATAGATGTAGTATCAAATAGATTATATCGTTCCGCTACGTTATAATCCGTACCATTGCTATACTTAGTTATGTACAATATGTAGTATTCGTTTTCAGAATCATCTTTTTGGGTAACGTTAGTTAAGAAAGACATATCTAATTTTAACTTAAAACGTCTATCCCTATCACTATTCGCAAAGAACATAATACCGGTTGTACCTTGATTTGGGCCAGTAACTGTTTGGTCACTTATAGATTGTGCATTTTCATGGCTTTCAACCACTAACTTTATTGGAACTCCCACAACTTGCTCTCTGTCTGTGCCTCCTGGACTTGACCCCGCTGCTACATAAACCTCTGCTGATACTGTATTACCAAATCTTCCTGATTCTGTCTGCCACCTTGAATCTAAAAGTATATTCCTGCCATTTAACTGAACCGTGTCAATTCTTAATGGATCAATTGATGCTCCATCCATAGTAGTTAATCTCGTAACCTCTACCTTTTCACTTTCCCTGGCTTTTAATATACTTTCAAATCCAGCGTTATTAAATTTAACTGAAACTACCTTTTTATCAATTTCATAAGTAGTTAAATCCAAGTTACCAAAATAAGCCAATTCCATAATATCAGTTTGGGGATTGGCTGTCTGCCTTGTTAATCTTATATCAGCCTCTATACCTTGTACATCATAAATAAGTTTAATGTAATCCGCACCATCATCATGAAACTTTAATGCATTAGAAAATTTAGGAAATATACCGTGGTATTGTTCATGCCTTGTCAACTCCTTTTCATCAGTTTGCCAACCTTCCGGTTCTTGTACAACAATAGACCCCATTATTTCATTATAAAGGGTATATCGTACTCTATCTTTAAAAGCAGGGTTAGCACTCATTTACCATCTTTTATTGTTCATTGCCCAAAGTTCGTGATTTAAGTCAAACTTATGGGTTTTGATTTGATTAATAATTTTAGCCTTTTTAAACCCGTCGGTTATAGAGTCCTGAATATCTTGTTTAAGCTTATCGTTATTTATTGATTTATCACGCTCATTAAAGCCTTGTATACGCCTGTTATCGTTGTTAAGGTTATAGAACATGTTTTTACTCATGTAATCCCTGTAAGCTTGTTTACTGCTGTGTACGCTATCCCCTTGTTTAAGCAAAGTCAATGTAGGAACATTTGGGGTAACGCGTATTTTACCATCTTTACCCTCAATAATCTCTTGTACACCACCATCCCCAACTATTGCCATTTCTTCAATACCGCCCGTCCTACCATGTTTGTATTTAGGTATAGGCGTTGCTAATACATTTGCTAATTGTGCAGCACCTACACCCGCTGCAATTGCCGCTAAAGTGGTTGCGCTAATAGCAAAGTCAAATTTAGGAACTTGAGCCAATGTAGATATTACAGCCAATGCCGTTTGTTGTAATACTTGCGCAACGTTAAAGGCTTTGTTGAATATAGCTTGCTTACGTTGTTCCTCGCGTTTTTTACGTTCGAGTTGAGCCGTTCTTTTTGCACTTTCTTCTTCTATTAATTTCTTTTTTTCTTCATCATCCCCCGCTAACCTTGTTTGTTCATCGTAGTAGTTTTGTATATCCTGTATCTCATCATCTATTTTACTGATACGCCTTTCAAACAAAGTATTGGCTAAATTACCCAATTCATTACTTAGGTTTTGTGATGTTTCTAAAATAAACTGTGCCGCTGCAATATTTGCATCTCTTGTACTTACAAGGTTTTTAAGTTCGGTTGCTGTTTTAGCATCTGACAATGCTATTTCTGCATTAGATAGTTTAGCAGCATAATCTAAACGTTCCTTGTCTGTTAAATCAGTACGCGACAACAATTCTTTAAATGATGCTACCTGCGTTTCTAATGCCCTTATAGCATAACCTTTCTTAATGTCGAATATATTACGCTCATGTGCTTCTACAGCGGCTTCACGGTCTTTGAATCCTACTTCTTCATTTGAGAAACGTTTATTTTCTCTTATAAGGTCGTCATTAAGTAATTTAGTATTTGCTTCATCCTGCCTTTGTAAACGTTTTTCAAACAAGCTAACTAGTAAATCATCATATCTTTTTTCTCCCGCCCTATTTATATCATCACGCTTCTTTTGTAATTCTTCAACAGCTAATAATTCCTGATTATTTAAAGCGCGTTTAATCTGACCACCTTTAGAAAGTATCTGTATTTCTTCATCTGTTAAGTCCCTTACTTTATCATTGTACTGGGATATGTTACGAAGCTTTTTTACAGTTTCTTCTTCTGCTATTGCTAACTGCAACCTTGAAGACCTCAATACAGCATCATAACGCTCTTCTTCTGTTTGGTTTTCATCAGCAACAATAGCATCGTTTTGTTCCCTAACAAGGTTTAAACGAAATATAATTAAATCAGATAACGCGTTTTCTTCATCTTTAATAGTTTTATACTTATCCTTTTTTGATTTCTCTTCTTTGGCATCAAGTAATATAGATTCCGCTTGTAATTGGTTAACTTCTTCCTGTGCCGGTTTAACTAATTTCTGTAAACCATTAGCCTCGTCTTTTAGCTGTTTTAAAGAGCTTTCATTTATAGCCTTTTGCTTCTTGTCGGTTTCTTCTAATTCTTCGTTATATAGCTGCCTTTGACCTTGCTGACGTAATATCTCTTTAATCTCTGTAGATATTTCTTTTCTACGTGCAATATTAGCGTCTATTTGCTCTTTAGTAAGATTTAGGTTTACACCATCTATTTTTTGTAATTCAGATAATTCAGTTCTTAATTTGGCTAATGGGGCAGCAAAACCCTCCCTTGCTTTAATCTCATCGTTTATATCAATTATCCTGTCCTTTATGTTGTCTACTTCTTTTTGCTTGGATAAAGCCTTTGTACGGGCATCAATTGCTTTTAAAAGTTCCTGCTCACTTTTACTATATGACTTATTTAATATTTGAGCGTTACTTAAATCTTTGTAGTAATAAAAATATTGCTGTCTTAGTTTTTTAACAGCCTCATTACGGGCATCTGTACTTAAAGCCTCATTCTTAGCTATACCTTGTAACTGCCTTAAGTTGTCTGCCTGCTTCTGAAAGTCCTTTTGAGCATCATTTGAGGTGTTTAGTAGTTTTTGTTGTGCGCGCCCTACAGCGGTTAATGCTTCGTCAAAATCCCCAAGCGTGCCTAATAGTTCAATTATTTGTCCACCAAAAAAAGTTAATCCAACTACACCTAAAGTAAGGAATGTATTAACCGATAATAAAGAAGATCCTACACGCGCTAATATACTTGGTTGTGCTGCTAATGCTGCGTTTGCCTCTGTAGCTGCTAATGTTTCAGCGGTTAATGATGCTGTAGCTGCTGCCCTTGATATATTAGCCCTGCCTGTAGCGGCTATCTCTCCCTGTATGGCTGCAACTTGCTCTACAGTAGCACCGGCATTCAATAATGTGGCTTCTGTGTTGGCAACTGTTTCTGTAGTAGCAACCCCAGTTGTTTCTATTTCTTCTAAATGGGCTAATACTTCTTCACGAATAGCAGCGGCTTGTTCTCTTGATGCGCCTATGCTTGCAATTACAGATTCAACTTGTGTTGCTAAGCTTTCTTCTAAGTCGCTTGATACTTGTACTGCGGCTTGCTGCGCTTCTGTCTGAGTGGCAACGGATGCTGTATAATCTTCTGCTACCTTTTTAATTTCGGCTAATTCACTTTTTATCGTAGTCAGGCTATCAAAAAATGCAGGTAAGTTATTAGATATTGCCAAAAAGAACGTATTAAGCGATACAGCCGCACTTGGTGCTTCCCTTAATATCTGTTGAATAGAGTTTCCTAAAGCATCAAATTTATATTTACCTACATTACGTTGATTACGTCCTAATGAAGCATCGATTTTCTTTAATTCAGTATCAAGTTTTAATGTTTCGGTTCTTAGTTCCCCAAACCTTTTAGTTAAATCAACAAATTCAGGTGTATTTGCTTTTCCTGCTTCTCTTAATCGGTATAATTCAACAGCAACGCTTGCGGTAGCTCTAAATGATTTATTAAGTTCAGCAGACATTTCGCCATAAGCATCTTTTTGTGCGCGTGTGGCGCGTTCTACTTGTGCTGCCTGTTGTGCTTCTAACTTTTCAGTCTTAATCTTTTCCTGCTTAACCTTTTCAGAAGCGATTACAGCATTAGTTTCTTCTTTTAATGCATTTGTATTACTTAAATGCGATAACTTTTCGGCTTCAATAGCTTGTTTAGCCTCATTAGCTATCCTTGATTTATCCCTTGAAACTTCGTTATTTATCCGTTGTTCAGCAGTTAAATTAGCTATTTGCGCCTTTAAACTGGCTATAACTGCTTCTTGTTCCCTTAATGAAACGATTATTGCATCAGTAGCGGCCTTCTCTTTACGCTTATTCTCAATTAGGTTTTGATTGGTTGCTGTATCTGTACGGTAAGCACCTACAACGGCATTTAACTCCCTTGCAGATGCTTTTAATTCTTCCTGTGCCTTTTTAGCTTTCTCTAAGTTAAGTACGTAATCATCCCCCCAATAAAGCGCGGCATCTGTTATTAACTCCTGCCTGGTAATTATTCCATCTTGTGCCATTTTGCCTATTGTTTATGGTTTGCCTTAATTTTAAGGTCTATTTGCTTCCCTAATGATAATACTTTGCTTGCTGTAATAGTGTTAAAATCTAAATCCATACCTAAAAACACACTATAACTTGCAAGCATATCGTCAACACTATATTTAGCCTCGTTTTCATCCTGTTTAGGCAGATCATCTGCCATTGCATCAGCTTTCACTAATAAACCCTCCGCTTCTTTTTGAATCCGCTCTAAATCGCTTAAAAACGTTTCGTGTGTTATTGAGTAGCCGTATTCAATTAACTGGTCAATAGTTTCTTTATCGTAGTCCCATGATAATATCCTGCACGCTATAATTACATAATTGTATTTTGCCTGAAAATGGTATATTTCAGCATGTATTTTTAATATCCGTTTGTCATCACTCGATGGGTTTAAAGATAAATATTCAGCGTGTATGCTATCCCATAAATCTATTAACTCACTTTCAGTTAATACCTCGTTATCATAGCAAAGTAAACTGTAATCATGTTCCTGACTTATTTTAATAAAAAGCTTATAGGGTATAGTGTCGAGCGTTTTGTAAATCATATACTTAATTTAAATCTTATTTCCTGAATGAACAAAGGGAGGATTGATTGCTCAATTACCTCCCTTAAATTTTTATCTGTTAAACCAAATATGTCGCCTGATAAGAATGTGCTGTACCTACTAAGATGTGAGCCTACTAAATCCTTTGTTTTACTATCACGGGAATAAAGTTTTACACTTTGGTTTTGTACTTCCATATAAAAGCCTTTAAAGAAATCCCCTGTATCATACAAAGTAAATGGCGTACCTGCTTTTTTGCTTGGATTTATAGCCTCTGTAGCCCTTGAATAGTAACCTATTGGGCTACCGTATATATCTATCTTTTCATTTAATAACTGCTCTTTATTCTTATCGGTAAACTCTTTTTCTAAACTACGTATAACATCAAAAAACTGGGAGATAAGAGATTCTTTACTTACCCCCTGTGCTTTCTGTAACGCTTGGTTTAGTGTTGCCATGTGTTGCTACTTTATAAGCATCTTTTAATGCTATTTCACGCGCCCCCGGTTGTAGGTTAGCAAAGATATGTACTTCTTCAAATTCCTTAATAAAATCCTTTTCAGATTTATTATAACCCTCGGCAAACACAATGCCCTGATAAATATTTCTACCTTTTAGGCTTGCTTTCTTTTCTTCTGTTCTTTTGCTCATGATTAAGTTTATTGGTTTAAAGGTCTTATTTCTATATATAAATCAGTAAAGCTATCAACAGGAGTTCCAGACAAATCTATTTGCTTGAACTGTGCGCTATTACTATTTAATATAAAACCAGATGTTTTTACATTTTTGGTATTAGCATTGTTAGAAACCCTTAGTGTTAGATTACTATTTGCAGGCACATTAACTGTATATGTTCCTGTTGACAAAACGCTAAATGTAAATGTCGTGGATGTTGGAAATGTATTCGCTATTACATTAGTGGTTATCGCACCTGATCCTGTTTGAACCAGTACCGCTTTGTAAACAAATATTAGTGAGTCTATTTCCTGATCCACATAATCAACAACTGCACCCATATTATCCCCGATATCGGCAGGGGATATACTCCCTGCCTCGGTTTTATCTGTTATTGCCGCATCTATCTGCGTAAACAATTCTGTATTAGTCATTATTATATGTGTTTTATTAATTTAATCGGCACTAAAGGCCATTAACCAAAAGTACCGTCAAACTCATTGCTGAACGGGTTGGTTCCCCCTCCGTCTGTTCAAACATTGATGGTTAACACTCCATCAGCTTCATACATTGTATCAACAATAACAATTACCCCATCAACTTCTACTGTCCACCCATCAGCAACAGCAGTTGCGTTTAATTGGTAAACACCATTTGCATCCGCAGCAACAAATGTTACTGTTTGGATAACTCCTGCGGCATTACGTGTAATTACGTCGGGTGCCGTAAGCGTTGTTAGCGGCCTGTTGCCGCAATCCGTAATAGCAGTAAAGCGTATTGTAGTTGTAGTTGCTGAAACTTGGTTAAGTACAATATCAAATATACCCCTTAAGTCAGATCCAAAAGTAGTTTTTACAATTGTACCATTGTTTACGATGTCTTTATAATCTGCATAAGTAACAGTTACTAAAGTAGTAGCGGGTTTATCAAGTACCGGACGTTGGCGAATACCTACGTTAATGGTTGCTTTTCTACCTCTTACACTTCCATCTTCCTGTGATACACCAATGAATGAATCATCGTTGTTAAGGTCAAACAGTTGCGTGTAATCTGTGTTCTGAATAGAATCTAAGGCTGCATGCGAGCAAAGCCCTAAATAGCATTCGTAAGTAAAACCCTCAACAGGTGGCGCGGTCTGAAACCTGTAATCCCCTGTAGTGTAAAACACAGCATCCGTATTTGCATTAGTTACTACACGCGCTGTATATAGCGGTATAATGTCTTTTGCTTCAATAGCATCAAGCCATGCCTGTTTGGTTTTGAATGCGGTTAATGTAGGGAAAGAAAAACCCGTACGGGCTGCAAATTGCAACTTCAATACGCCCTCAATACATTCATTGTTAGAGCCGGTATTCCGCGGTTGCGCTGCATCAACTCCGCATAGTTCGTTTATTACGCTCATAATGTTTTATTTTTTTTAATAGTTAAAGGCTAACAATTATAGCCGTCTTTATCGTATTTTATATCTAACCTAATCTTAAAGCAATGGTGCGGTTGTGTGTCGTCATCACGATTGAAATAAACGCCCCTGTACACGTTATCTATCCCGGTAATTACCTGATTTACATTTACAGTATTTAAACCCAAACTAAAGCGCTCAATTACCATTAAAACATCCATCCTTACATCTTCATCACAACGATATAAAACATCGGGATAAATCTCCTTAAGGTTCAATGCGAAATAAAGGTCTAATTGTGCACTGTATAATCCATCGGTTTGTTTCTGCTGATTTCCAAATAACACAAAAAAACATTTGTTCTGTTCTGCATTGTTAATCATTACATAATCCCCGTTTTTAAGATAATGCTCAACTGTAATATTGTTATCTCTATACTGAATGTAACAACGCGGATAAATATATATTAGGTTAGCCCATGACAAACGCTCATTTATTACGCTTTGCATTTTAGCAATTAAGCTATCTATGCCTTTTGGGTTATCCCTTTCAATTACCATATCCTTAAGGCTTTTAGTGTCGGTGCAAGTTTAACAGTACCATCTGGATTAAGAGTTGCGCCATCAGGTAACTTAGTAGGGAACAATACATTTATAAGCAATGCTAATGATTCCCTGTATTGACCGTATAAGCCTATACTAACCTGTTTCGCTTCTTCTGTGTACACACCGTTTAAAGCCTGGTATAATTCAGCATCAGCAAGTTTATAGCTATTCGTGTCTTTATTACTCCTAACTGTCAACCTTAGCCTTTCAATTGTTATTATGGCCATTTTTAAGCCTATAGCCTCTGTAAATGCATTTATGTTTAATGTAATACTTTCGGTGTAATCTTCTAAATAGTTTAGGCTTTCAATTAAGTTGTTAAACTTGTATTTAGCCCTTATATTTAAATCATAAACCTTATTCAGCACATCAATAGCCGCATCTACTTTGGTTTTAGCTAACACCGTGTTTAAAGTGTCTTGTGTTACATCAGCATTTTCTATAGATTTCCACACCTTTTCTACTGTTGCCAAAGCATGAAAGCTATTTACGAATAAACCGCTATCACTTAATTCATTATCAACTGTAATAACAAGGTCAGTTGGCTGCACGGGGGCAAACCAACCAACTCTGTTTTTAAGTGTGTCTATGGAACTGTTGTTATACATAAGAAGCTTGTACCACGTTGGTAGTTAATACAAATATATTGTCTATATCAACAGATGGGAACGCGTTCATTTCCATTGCAGTAAATTCTACTAATGGATCGCTTTCAGACCATTTAGAAACCAATGTCGGGCCAAATTTAGCATAAGACTTACCAGCTACCCTGTGTATATCTTCCATTGAAACGGCATTGAACAAAGTCCCTAATTTACCCATCGGCACAAAAGAAACGTTATTGGCGTTGAACGGCTTAATAAAGGTAGGCTTACCATCAACCTCAATGTTAGTTTGGTGTTTAATTATTTCTATTTCCGGCCATTGGTTAGCAGCAAACATTTCGTTGATGTTTGTAAGCGTAACGGCAAAAGTTGCATTTGCTTTACCTACATTAAAGAACGTTTGAAGCATGTTTCTTACCTCTGTTGTTTGCTTAAATTGCAACCATAGGTCATAACTTAGTATCATTTTACCAAACATCCTACCTCTTGTGTTCCATTGGTATTGGACAAAGTTTTCTATGTCAGTAATCGGCTTTGCATTAGCTGCATCGCTCCACACTACCGGCACACCCTGTTTTTGATAAGGCTGCGCTAATAGATCAACCACACCAAACTGTACGCCGTCAGGGTTATTCGTTGCGTTCACGTCTACAGTAAGCGTAGATATTGCCTGTAAAAGCATAATATCAATACGTTTATCGCCTGAAACTGCCGCTTCTTGTAAATCCTTATTAAGAAATGCTATAAGGTCTGATGCCCTACCTCCTGCTACAGGTAGTGATTTAAGAACCTCTAAAGTCCTCATATCATCCTGATTCATCCTGAACTTTTCTTTTATAGCGGGTATCTTACCTTTGTAAAGTTCAAGTTTGTTACGGCTTCTTAGTGGTGCAGGAGCATCGCTATCAACGATTGATGCAGCCGCGGCTATTCTCTCTCTTCCGATAGCAGAATCAAAACTAAGGCTCATTTGTGGCAAACCTGTGTTTAGCCAGTTTCTCCAAATAGATTCCTGCTGTAGATTTAACTGTGAAGAATCTAAAAGAAATTGTAGGTCTTGGCTTGTTGCCAAATTACCAAAATACGATGGTGCTATCATTTCTTATAAAGATTGTGAGTGAATAATATAAGCCCCATTCGCTTTTAATGCCGCCTCAATAGCAGCCGAATTAGGAACTCTCCTTGCGTAAACAGTACCGCGTATTACAGCAGATACCGCTATGTTTATCTGTACTTTTGCATCATCATAAAGACGTGCATTAATAGCAGGTAATGCCGATGCAGTTGCGCCTGTAGCTGTAGATGCATATACTGTATCTCCTGCCGTAACCGCCCCTATGCTTGTACCTACCGTAATAGTATCGTACAACCCATTAGTAGTATCTATGGCTGTTATAGGATATGCTTTACCACCAGTAGCACCCGATGCTAAGTTATCCCCTACTTTTAGAGTACTACCTTTATCTACTTGGTAAGTTGTTGCTGTGCCTCCTGCATTCGCGTAAACCCTACCGGTATTTAATGTTGTTGCAATCCTTGTACCCTCATCATAGACTAACGGTGTTCCTGCCGGTACAACCGCCCCTAATGTAAGACCTGCAATTGCTAAGCGGAAACCGCCCTGTACTAACTGAATATCTTTACCGATACCCTGCCATACTGGGATTCCGTTACCGCCTACTTCACGTGTATATCCTATACCTCCGCTCATGTTGTTATTTTTTTTCTTGTGATTCTGCAAACGCTTTGATTGCAGGGTTAACTTCTCCTGCCTTAACAGGTGTTGTTAAGATGCCTCCTAACGGTGTATCATTGCCTAAGGCTGCTATTTTATTAGCTTCTGCATAAGGCGTGTACGCGGCTTCTAATTTAGTTATAGCGTCTTCAAGTTTTGTTTCGTCTGATGGTATATACATGTCCCTGATAAAAGCAGGAATATCTTTAACCCTTGCATCCGATGTAAACTTTTCAGCTACTGTTTTTTGTGTTTCTCGCTGTTCAAACGTTCCAATCTTAGTGGCTAATCCCTCTATAATAGCATTTTGCTTCTCAATAAATGCTTTCATTGCAGGGCTTAAATCATCAGGTAAAGGATCGTTCTTGGGGTCGTCAAATTTTGGCGGCTTAACTTTAGATTCCAAATCCCTTATCTTGTCATCTGCTCTCGCTATGTCGCTAAAAGGGGTGTATTCGTTAGCTTGGTTAATTACCGCGTCTATTGCCGCATCGTCAGCGTCATCCGCAGGCATTTTAGATAGTCTACCCGATATTTCGTTTAGCCTTGTTGTGGATAAGTTAGCCTTTGGGAATAACGCCCTTAGTCTACCTGAAATCCTTGTTGCATCTACTGCCATAATAATATGATTTTAATTAAATGTTTACTTAACAAAAAAAGCCACCTAATGCAGTATAAATGCAAAAGATGGCTTAAAAGTCTTTACGTGTTTTGTTGAGTGCTATGCATCTTTACATAGTTTATTTACAGCAAATATAGTTATTTTTTATTCAGTTTCAATTATTTGTGTTTTTTCTTCATCCTGTATCTTTTTAAACGTAACCGTTGGGTCATCGCTTAACGGGTTTTGGTTAATAGATTCCTCTTGTGAAAGTATTGCTTTGCCTCCATTAGCTTTTAGTAATAAGTCTACCATATCGCTTTCTGAACCTATTCGGAATAAATCATATTCAGGCGTAACACTTAATTCTTCTCCGCCTCTGCATTCAGGATATATTGCGCATATTGCAGATATAAGAAAGTTAACACGCCTTTGAATGCCTAAACCGTAAACTCCTTTTTGCATGTTCTTAGCGAATGTGTGAGGTGCTATTAAAAGCCTGTCCATGATTGGCCCCGATAATTGCCCTGTTATTTTAGCCATAGCATGAGCGGATAAATCAGCTTGCATAGCCATTCCAAATATATCATTCTCATTCCCTTCTAACTCCATTTTTACAGATTCAGGCGCGCCGGTGGCTTGTACATATTCTAATTTAGCACCGTCCTCTAATTCAAAGACTTTACCTGTTTCGCCTTTAGTAGACATTCCAAGTATCTTCCCGCTTGCTGCCAATATAGGGCTTCCTGAATAATCGTTTTGATCTGAATGGTTAGACTTTAATGTTTCCCGCCTTTCTATTGATGATTGAGAATTTGCCCATATAGGTTTATCTATTTGATAAAACACAACAGGTATCTTTCCGTAAGCTAATTTAACTGAATCCTCTTGCTGTTCTTTTTCCGTAGCTTGTTTATATGGCATCAATATCCATTCGGTGCTTCTGCTTTTTACATATCTCCTTAACTCTGTGTCTGTGTAAACATCAATATGGTCTGTTTCTTCATAACCCTTTCGTATAGTGTAAGCCCTTGCAAACGCTATAAGGTCATCGTATTCATCAAATACAGGGATTAGTTTATATCCTGTCTTAGGCGAATACACATTGCATTTTAGTTGAATCTCTTTAGTGCCATCGGTTTTATCTTTAACCTTTTTATACCATATTTCAGCGCATTCAGTTTCGGAATATAATGATTGCCCTATTTGATTGTTTTTGAAATCTAGTTTCTCATCTCTCCATATCTTTAACAGCCTATCGTAAGTGTTTTGCTCTGCACCCTCTTTTGGGTTAGCCTTAAGGTTTACTTTGCCAGATGTTAAAAACGCATTAGCGGTAACGGTTAAAAGTTCTTGATAAGATAATGCTATCCTGGTTACGGGTACAGTCTTCGTGTATGAATATGATGTTCCATCTTCATTAGCGCGTTGTAGTTGTATTTCTTTATCCGGTCTAAAGTAAATATCGTTTATCTTATGCTTTTTTGAATCGTATTGTTTCCTGTATAAATCTTCATTGTAATACGAATTGTGGCACTTATAAATTTCAGGTATAAGAACTACAGGATTATTCAGGTTTGCGATAAAGAAATTAAGATCCATAACTTTTACTTTTTAATTATATGAATCCGCTCCAATTAACATTTGAAACGGGTTTATTGATATATGCTAAATATTGTGTATTAAAGGCAGAAACCATAATGTAATCAAATAAATCACTAAAATGCCCTACCTTTTGATAATTAGCCCCTGTCTTAGGGTCTTTAGCGGTTTCCTTCAGCTTAGTTCCATCCGGTGCTTCTTTAAGCATTATAAAGTCGCTAATAGCTTTGGTACATTTCTCATCTATTGTTACTGTAACACCGCCTAATCCAGTTTCAAAGATAGTATTTATCCAGTTACCACGCATTACTACAGATGGATTTGAGCGTGTTACACGGTTTACCGGTTTGTATTGCTTAAGATATTCAAGTATTAGCGTGTAAAAGTTATGTCCCTTTTCAAGTTTAGTATCTTGCTTGTTAGCTGTTGCATCCCCATATACAAACATTCCGCTACTATGAGCCTGATATTTTCGGATTATCTCATTGCATACAGCCTTAACGGTATTATTTGGGGTTTCGCCCGCTATCTCATCAATCATTTTTAAGTGCAATCCCTCAATTTGAAATATTCCACACGGTAAATATGGGTTAACGTTATCATCCCAACTTATATGCAAAGCTAATGCAGGATCGTATAATGCTTTACCTCGCTGCTTATCGTACTCAAACTGTTTATAGAATTCCCCTCCTGTTTTAACTAAGAAATCCCAGTTACCATTAACAAAGACTTCATATTCATAAGGGGGCATATTCTCTAAGTTATCCAAATATTCCTGTGGTAAATTAGACTTACCATTTTCATCTATATTGTCGCTTATCTTAGAAGGTATGTATAACCAATTAGGATTGAGAATATCTTCTTTCCACGGATTAAACACTTTTGTTTTAACCCAGTTTTGTGTAGGGTTGCAAGTAGCTAATATTACGGGTTTAGGTTGGTACTTTGAATCAGGTATTATCCATGATCCTGAACGCTCAAAAGCTTTGTTTAAAGTCTTTTCCTGACACTCGTTGATTTCCTCAAACAAGAACCCATTAACCTCCAAACCTTTCATCCAGTCTAATTCTTTATCAGATACATAATTCTCTGATTTGAATAATATAATAGATCCGTTTGGATGCGTATATTCATAGGGGCTTTGCCTTAGCTTACCTGATGGATTTATTTTTAAGAACGATGGTATTGTAGTAGTACGTATCTTTTCCATATTTTCCCTAATCACACACCATCTTGAATTAGGAAATACTTGGCACATTATTAATAATGCGGAAAGACCCCATATTGTCTTGCCACCACGAATTGCGCCACCGTACAAAATGAAATTATATTTTTCACTTTGCAAAGCGTTCATTGCTTCTGTCTGTTTTGCGGTTAGTTTCAATTATATTCCTATTTCTTTATCGCCCCATTTAATAACCGTAACGCTTACTTCTTTTTGTTTATTATCTTTTTCGTAACCGCCTAAATGCTTCATGGCTTTTTCAAGGGCATCGAGTTTACTATAAGTCCTTATTTTCTTTGTGAATCCTAAACTTTCTTTTTTGCCATCTATAAATTCATATATTTCATCGCTATCAAGTTGCTGTATCATTTGCCTGGCTTCGAGTGGTATTTGCTTTAATGGAAGCAAACGCCCATCGTCATCGTACAATGAAGCAATATCAAATCTTATCATTCCTGCAAGATTTTGTATAAGCTCATCTATTGTTATCTTGTTACGCTCGTAAGCCTCTCTCTGTAACTCTTTTATCCTTGAGGCTATATCGGGGTTAGCGTGAAGTCTACACGCCTCCTGCGCAACGCTGTGTACGTTCATAGCATCGGCATCATATGCTATTCTGTAAGCAGCACTTTGATTGCCACAAACAACATAGCTTTGACAGTAATTTTCTTGCTTATCTGTTAGTCCTGCCATTGTTATTTAATTTTCATGTTAATTAATAAGCAAATGTAGTGATTATATTAAAAACAAAAAGACACCGGTTAAGGTGTCAGATAAACTGTGTTTATTTTACTATATGCCTATTTCAGATTTCAATTCTTTTTTAAATTCCTTAACTCTTTCTTTAATATACATTCTTTCAGTTAGCTTTGTAAATTTTAATAAGCCACTGTAATTCCTAAACACCAATGTTGTAGTTAGTTTAGGCTCTCTAACCGTGTGCATACAGCTTGTCATTTCGCCTCCGGCTCTATCGTAAATTACTTCGATGTTTTCCTTATCTATGTATTCTTTTACTTTTTTAAGGTTTTTATTACTTAGTTCTATTATGTCTTCTATTGGAGAATGAATAAATTTTAGTTGTATTTCCATGATTATTTTTTTAAAGATGTGCCGCTACAATCAAGTTACACGACTTACCGCGTTTAAATATGTTGTTTTCTCTTTTGCAGCCGCAATCGTATTCTACTATGTGCGCTATTGTTTTGTTATTGAGAACCCAGTCCGATGTATCAACACGTTCGGGGTGTTCTGTAAAAATAGGGTTTTCAATTGTTATAGTTTCTTCGCTTGCATGTTCAGTTAAACAACTATAAGTTATATCCGAACCTTGAAAGTAACCATACATAAGCGTTTTAATCCATGTTGGAAGCTTCTTTGAGGGAATTAGCTGCTTTCTTATGTTGCTTTCAGATGTGCCAGTTATTTCGGATAATTCTTTTAATCCAATCTTTAGAACCTCATTTACCTTTAACCAGTTTTCGTATGTGTATTCCATGTTTATTTTTTGAATATTTTTTGTTCCAATGATTCCCATATTTGATTAGGCAATATTATGAAAACATAAGTAATTATGCATATAGGTATTAAATACATTGCTATTGTAGACATTATTGGCAAGCTGCAAAATAAAACCGTTTTCGATAAACTAAATACTTCTATGTTCTTTTTATAAATTCCATAGGTTAATAGACAAATTCCTATTATAAAAAATAGTATTGTAGGAGCAACCATGTTTAGTAAAAAATCTAAAGGCATTTTAGTTTTAAAGATTTCTATTTCCATGTTTGTTATTTAAAGGCTTTCGCCTGTTGTGGTTAACCCTTTAAATATTTTTCTGTTACATGACTTTTTAAACCCTCAAATAATTCAGCACAAGTATGTGTTATAATTATAGTAGTGTGCGGATGTTGGTTCTCGTTTAACCATTTAACTACAGGGTCTACAACTGTTTCGTATGTTATAATTTCCGGCTTTGTTTTAAATACTTCAAATTCATTAAAAAAAGATACAAGACCGTTATAATCAAACATTCCTCTTTCTCCTTTATTCCATTTTTTATGCTTCATAAAAGCATTTGCTTTGTCTGTATAATTAGGTAATTCAGACGCTTTAAACCATTCTTCTACTTTGATAGAAAAATTATTTTCATCATAAAAGCTTTGAGTGTGTAAATCAAACTTTAAATAACCTTTGTTTGTGTAATAATAAGCTGATGTGTAAGGTTTTTCTAAACTAAATTCTATTAAATCCATTATATTAATTATTAAAAGTTATAAAATCGTGTGGGTTCATCGGTAAATCATGCCAGTGTGTCGGGAAACATTATTTGTCTTTCCCATAACCGCCCTCATTGTAATCTCCGTTGTTTACTATATAAATACCAAAACCTGTTTATCTGCTATAGGTTTTTTTCTCGTTTATACTGTATGCTATAATAATTTATTTTAAGGGAGGTGTTAACCTCCCGTGTTAGTTATTCAAAACCAAACAATTCATTTGAGCAATCATCGCAATAGAAACAATCTTCTTGTGGTGAGTAGATAAAGTATTCGTGTCGCTGTTCTATTTTCATACAGCATTCGCATTGTTTTTCCATAATTATTTAAAAATTATGAGTTTCAAAATCTTTACTGTTATTATTGTAAGTTAAGTATATTCCGTAATAAGATAAGAAATCCTCTTTAACTTCATCATCGATACATTCACAGCAAACATCTATTTTAGCTCTTTTACAAAACTCTATCACTTCATTTTTTGTTAATGATTTAGATAGTCTTTGGTTTAAAAGATTAGTATTTTGTGTTTTCTGTTGGTTGTAAGTAAGTGCCATAATTTCTATTGCTTTAATTGTTTATTGTTTTAATTCTTATACAAATATACTTAGAATATATTCCATAAACAAATAAAAAGAGAATATTTTCCAAGTAAATGGCTTAATATTCCATTATAGTGGTCTAACCCTCGTAAAATACGATACAATTTCAATATATTCTCAGTAAATTAATGTTTATATTAAATTTTTTTAAAGTCATTTATTTATCTCATCACTTATTAATTCCAAGAAGTTAAATCCAGTAAATAACCATACCAACAATATAATTGGAGAAAAAGCAACCATCATTATAACCAATATTGCTGATTTAATGAACCATGCAATAAACTTAAATGTATCTATAATTCTGTTTTTCATTTTAATTACAAGCGTTATGAATTAGGTTATCACGTTCCTGTATTATTAGAGATATTTTAGTGTAATCTACTGGATGCTGTTTTCTTTCCGCTTCAAGTTGGATGTCAAAACGTGCCGTTATTTCATTTTTAGCGGCTATACAGTATGTTTCTTCATTGCTGCATGATAACAGCGTTAGAACGGATATAAATAGGGTTATTCGTTTCATATTAGTTTGTCTATTTGTTTTAGCTTTTTGTTTAATAAATTTAGTTCGGATATAATATACTCATTAGTACTATCCTTTTTTAAAGCCTTTAGCAGTTTTTTTTGTTTACGGCATAAATCATTGTAACTTTCATTATTATTTTTCATTTTAAACCTCTTTAATTGTTACACTTACCTTTACACACGTCCAACCGTTTTTAAGCCATGACTGCCACGAATAGCAGCCTACAAACCAATTTATACACGATCTTTTTTTCTTAGCCATGCTGCTTTCTATAAACTTTCCTTTAGGGTCTTTTATTACCCACATTGTTAGGGTTCTCATTTGTTAGTTGCTTAGGGTAATGGGTTCGCCGGTGTAGAGTCTGAAAGCATCCATGTTCCATCTGCCAAAGAAATGACCGACTTCGTATGAGCTTTCACCTTTTTTAACAACCATTCCTGAGAATGTTTTATCTTCAAACGTAAAGCCATCATTCATAACCACAAGTTCTTCGTCAGTTATGAATTTTTGACCTTGTAGATTCCAGTTAATAGCGAAATGAATTTCCTCTTTAGCAGGCTCTATTATTTCTGCCCATATACCGTTATTGAATATAATATAACCACCGTACCATAATGTATTACCGCTTAACTGAAATAGTCCGTTGTGTTCACTTAAATATACATTTAGACCATTTGATTTAATTTCGATATTATGTTTAAACCCACGCTTCTTAGCCTCGTTTATTAAAGCGGTTTTAACAACACTGTTACTTACATCATCCCAATTAGTGCCGTCTTCATTCATGTGTACTTTATCGGTAAATTGCCCGTCAGGGGAAAATCCATAGTTTTCATAGCCTACTTCTTTAAAATAAACTAAAGCACCGTTCTTTACGTGTCTATACCATTTTCCTGTATTCTCGTTATGAGGTTTTTCCTTAAGCACTAAGCGTTTGAATTCTTCGGTGGATATTTCGGTGTAGCCGTGTGATTGTATAGCACCTTTAGGGATTTTATGACTGTAATCATCATACTTTGGATAACATAAGTGTAAATCAGATTCAAGATTTGTTATTTCTTTAAATCCTAAAGGCCAAGGTGTTTGGTAGTTTTTACTAAACCACTTAAATATAATATTTACATCTTCATTAGTGATGGGTTTAACACACCACTTTTCAGGCAATTCAGTAAGCGGCTGCTCAGGCTCGAATAGTAATGCTTCGGGCTGGTTTAAACCATTAGATGTACCGGCAATACCTAATTTTAATTCCAATTCATAAACCCTCGAATCCAAAGTAGCAATCTCATTTTTGAGTTTTGATTTTTTAGAGAGGAACTCGGAGGCAGGGATGATTACTGGTGCTGTATCTGTGAAAAACCAGCAATTCTGGCTAAAACAAACCATATCCCCTATATATAGTCTCATGCGTGTAATATTGCTAAATTTACGCGCCTCTTTCTTAGTGCTAATTTTAATAGCCTCATTCGGTTTTAAATCTTTAATGTTTCTCATAATATTTTGGTTTTATTTTGTTGTTGGTTGTGGTAGGCGTTGCCAATGGGTTACATTATTTATATCTCCTAAATTAAGCCAGTACTTATTGCTTTTTGAACAAACGGCATCTACCGCCATAGTTCCATCCTTTAAAATAACAATAACATCTACGTGCGATTCAGGCAACCTATCATTAACAGAAACCCATACAGGTAAAGTTTCCCTCATGTGGCAAAGGTTTTCGTAGTCCCATATTAAAGACTGGGCAGCTTCGATTGCCCCTAAACTTTCTTTCGGTATGTAATCATTAAGTAGTGAAACTAATAGTTTCATTTCAAAAATACTCAACGGAACTACATTAGCGCGTTCCTTTTGGTGATCGGGGCTGTTGTAATTTATCATGGGTTAAAAATGTTTAGGATAGTTTTTAACAAGAATGTTTCCAATACTCACGATAACATTTATAACAGAAAGTATAAATAGCAATATCATCATCCAAAAGTACCAGTAATGCCTTGCTCCCCAGTTCCAATAAATATCTATTTCTCCATCTGTAGTTACAAGATATTCGGTTACATATAACATTTCTTTATGCGGAACTACTTTTGTATCTCCAAAATACTCCCTTAGTTGTTCAGGCAAGTATGTTGCCAACGAAGCGGATGTAAAGAGTATTATTATTCTTAAGGCAATGCCTAAATAGACATTTGTTTTCATGTTCTTGTTTTTAAGTTAAACGTATTCTTCTTTTAGTTGTTCTTTAATCATAGCTTCTACTTCATCAGCAAAGGCGTGGTCTAAGGGGCGGAATCTACTTATATCAAAAGAGCACTCCCCATATCCTTCGTCGTAATATAAATTAGGATTAATTATTTCTTGTAAATAAATAGAATCATTACCGTCAAAAGCCCTTATGGTATATATCTCATTTTTTAATGGCACTTTAACATTGTATTCTATATCGAATTCATCACGTTTAAAATTTATTAAACAAACAACTTTCTGCCCTACTTTAAAATTACTCATTGCTTTTAGTTTTTAATTGGTTAATATATACATGCGGTCTTTCAGATTCTTTAAATTGTTGTTCAGGTTCGTAATTACCATGCTGTGAGCGCTTATATTGCCTCTCTGCTGCCTTATCGTACTTTTTAAGCAACATACTTACCCTATCAAGTTTTGGGCGCAACACAGGCTCTAATTCAGGCTTAAAAAGTATTTCCCTGTATAGTTCTGAATGTTCACGGCATAAAGCTATATAACCATCCGAATTACGGTCATACGTCGGCTGTAATGGGTCATCAGTAATTAACCAACGCTTATCTTTATTCTTGTAAATTAAAGCGCACACAAGGGCTATAAAGAAAAAGAATAATACTGTGTAGTCAAATAGGTTTAATTCCATTATTTCAGTTTATTTATAAAAGTTATCGCCTCTTTAAGCCAATCATTATACTCATCTTTAGTTATTTCTTCCCCTAAAGTTATATCATTGTAAAATGTATCTAAATCTATGCTAACAGATTCTTTGCTTATATTTATTGTCTCACAATCTATATCAACATCGCTATAAGAGCCATCCCATCTCCTTAACGCTATAACTTTTAGAACGCAGTTAGCAAATGGCTTAAAGTATTTACCAACAATATCAGGTGCGCCTTTTAAATTTTCTTTAGCTTGCAATATTTTTAGTCTTTTTACTTCCGATTCTAAATGTTTTATTTTTTCTATATAATCCATTATTTTATGCTTTTAAGTGAATCATTTTTACGATAAGCCATAACATCAAATGTTACGCCCGATTGATTGCTGTTAACCCTTGTTTTGTGTATTAAATTACCGTTCATGTATATGTAAACCTCGTTGTTATTTTTTACTGTGTAGACCATGTTAACTTTTAGATTTAAATATATTATATCTAATATATAGCGTTAATAAAGTAATACTTATAGTGCTTAAGATTATCAACAAAGTCTCTCTTGTGTTTACAGCCTCTGCCAACTCATGTAAAAAAAGTACAATTATAAATACCGCCAATACGAGGAATAGTTTTTCAAACATTATTTTAGTTCTTTCCATTTTAATGATGTTTAGTTTGCCTCCAACCATCCTGAAATAAATCCTTTAGTTTATCCGGATGCACCTGTTTTGCTGTTTTACCTTTTATTACATAAACCCACCCTTTTGAAGCCCTGGTTTGCTCTAAAAGTTTCGCAGTAGGTAAAGCTTCATTTGCAAGGACTTTATTCGCTACATTAAGCTTATTGCCTATTGTGTTATCCCTGCTTACTGTTTTAGCCTTAGTACGCATTTCCTTTTTAATTTCAGCCGCTTTCTTTTCCTGCAACTTCCATTTAAAACCCGCTGATTTATGTATTCTGCCTGCTATGCAATTTGCTATCGATGTTGCAGAAACTTTGTTTTCAGCAGCAGCTTCATTTATGCAATCGTACTTTTTAATTACTTTGCCATTGTCATCTAATTTAGCTACCGGCTTTGTGTTGTTTAGATATGCCATAATTTTACAATGTTTAGATTACTAATGGTGCTTTTGTTATAGATTCCTTATATATCATAAGGTTATCGCACCCCATAATGTATATATTCTTGAAGATAGCACTTTATCTTTTTTTGATCTACCATCATGATGTAGTAATTTAGCGTGAGATGCACATAGTTCTCTTTGCTCAATACATTTCTGTTTTGCATATTCCTCCATAGCGTCGAGAATTTCATAGTGAATGTCGCAAACTCTATCTTCGCATGATAAAAGACCTTTTTCCACATCATGTATTTTTTTACTTAGTACTTCGTATGCCGTCATAATTTTATTTATAAGGGTTATTGTTTTCTGTTACTGGTTAAATATTTATAAATTCTTCTTCAAGCCTTTTGACATCTTTTAATAAGTCTAACCTGTCCTGTTCAGGTTGATTTGTTCTATTAATTTCATCAAGCTGTGAATCAATCCATTGTTTAAAACTAAAACCATCATTTAGATAACTTAAGCAAGATGTTATCATGTATAAAAATCTTTTTGCGCTTCTTGCTTGCGAACAGGTTTCATTAAGTATATCGTCTTTATTTTTATAAAAACTACCTGTACTAATGCCTTCTATATTGGCTAAATCTTTACCTAAAGTTATTTTAAACACTCTAAGTATTTCTGTAATTTCTTTATTTTCCATTATTTATAAGGATTGTTATTATCGGTTACTGGTCTTGTTTTTTGAATCATTTGTAATACAAATTCCTTTCGCTGCTTAGTGCCTGTTTCTCCATCTTCAAACCAAAACGGAAAACCTGTATTTTCGGGTTTATTATGTTTAAAGTCATCAAGTAATGATTGCTCTTCTTTTGTTGTAAAAACACCTATACTCCATAAACAAAATGTGAAAAAACATAATCCATCGTTTAATTCTTGCATATCCTTTATTTCCTCCCAAAGAAGTAAATAAAGCTCGTGTATTTTTCTCATTTAATACGGTATAGGTTTTAGATTTTCTCCATAAATAATTCGTTGTTCTGATTTTTTAGTAGGAGTTCCATCCTTTTTTAATACTGTACCATAATAGTTTAATACAGGCAAATAAGTATGTGAAGATAATGAGTATTTATATTGTTCTACTCTAATGCTGCCAATATGGTCGCTTGCTATATCGCCTATATCGTGTTGTGCGTTGGCTTTACAGTAAGTTTTAATAAGCTCATTTTTTTGCTCATTAAATTTTCCTTCTAACCTTTTTAAATCAAATTTATATTCTTCTATTGTCATGTTATTTTAATTTAAGCAATGTTTAAATATTTTTAAATCCTGTGCGCTGTAGTCTTTGTGATTTCTAAACGTGAATAAATACGCTTGGTAAATATTGCTGTAATCCATATTTACTACTCTTAAGCTTCTGCCCGTAAAGTTTAGTATTTGGGTTTTAGACTCCCAATACATTTCAAAAGGCCAAAGCATTAAAAGCATATCGTTTGGATCTGTTATGTCGGAAATGTGTTTTACCGGCATCCAAGTTGTAGCGTTTTGCATAATTGATTATTTTTTACTTTAAAATTAACCCTATAGCCAATGTTACAATTATAAGACCCATTGCTATTATTATCTTTTCACGGTGTCTTAAAACGAATACATTCAACCGCTTCTTAGTTGTTTTCATGATGCAGGTTTTAAACTATATCCTCTAAAGCATTTAGTATTCTTTCTTTAGGTGTTTTACCTGTTAAATACCTACTGGAACTATCATCGTTTATTCGCCATACATTGTTATGGCTAATATTTGTAGGATTTGCGGAAAATCCAAATACGGTTTTGTGATACGGTTCAAGAATATCAGATAAAGCTATGGCCTCATCCGTGTATATGTCATCTATTTCTCCCTCTACTACTCCACAATGACCAAGCGCGCAATGGCAGTTAGGGTTTAATTCAGATGTTAAGTCAACAATAGTCCAAAGGTTATCTGGTATTGCTTCAAACTTTTTAATAAAGTATTCTCTTGTAAATTCCATGATATTGTTTTTAAAGGTTTTTAAGTTCTCTTTTAGTGGCCTGTATCTCGTAGTTTAGTAAATAACGGTCTACAGTATCAGTAGTGGTTAATAAACTTGCCTCATGTAAGCTTATTAGTTTTAAAAGGTAGGTTTTCATGGTTTATTTATCTAATGTATTTTATACTAAAATATTGGCTATAAGAGTTTTAATATTTAAAGTTTATCTAAAACTATTAAAAGAATGACTAATTTTATTAGTTAGATAAACTTTAGAACACATTACTTTGTTTGCGTTATCTAATAACTCTTTATTAGTGGTAAGCTTATTATAAGTTTCTAACTGCATTCTGCAAACTTCTGCCAGTATATCATTAAATCTTAATTCAAAATCACACTCCTTAACTCCTAAATTTTTAGTAGCTAAAACTATCATGTCAAAATTATTATCAAGTGTGTTTTTAACTTCTGCTGTAATTGTCATAATGATATATTGTTATTTGTTACTATTTTAATTCTTGAACAAACCTAATATATTTTATGTTTATAACCTAATATATTTGTGGTTTTATTTTGTTGAAAAAGCAATATATTTTTAAAACCCTTTATTCTACTGGTGTTTTAAGGCAAATTATTTTTAGTAGCAACCATAGCGCAAAACCCCTTTTGGTAGTTTGAATAAATCCATCCTGCTGATTTATCAATTTTCAATGCCTCGCCAAAAGTCATGTCTTTTATAATTACCGTTTCGCCTTTAGTAGCTACTACGGTAATTATTGTTTCAAGTGGTAAAGTGTGGTAATCTTTTGGTTGAGGCTTTTTAGGTGCTGCCATTTATTCTATAGCTTTTTACCCGAATGTAATTTACTTAACTGATATTGTTTAGATAATTCTGAATTATTTTCTAATTCTAAATTATGAAATAAACAACAGGCTTTAAAAAACCTAACATCGATTATTAAAGGGATATTGTTCTCACGCGCCCAATCATCAAAATAACCTTTACGCCCACGAGTGTGTTCAATAGTATCAGCTTTTTTATTGCACCCCTCTATAAAGCAAAATTGATTATCAGGATGTCCTAAAAACTCAATTCTCAACACGGTGTACTTTGCGTTTAGTATAGACTGCTTCTTAGATACCTTATTAATCGATTTAAACGGCTTTAGCGGCTTTTCTTTCTTGTCTGAATGCATACACTCACTTGTACAGTAACGGTCTGTTGTACGCGATAATTTAAACTCTTTGCCGCATACATTACATGGTTTATGTGTTTTCTGTTTCATGGTAAAATAATTAAGGGGCTGTTACGCCCCTGTTTTTGTATTTAGTCCTTAAGCCATTCGTTAGGGTCAACTTCTCTTTCCTCGCCAATCTTTAAATCCGAATTTTCTTTAAAAAGGTCTTGCTGCTTTTTGTTTTTGCCTTTTTTACGGTCTTGCTCTGCCTGTTCTTCAATTGTCAACTGTTTGCGCTTGCCTTGGTAAATAAAACCGTAAGCAGCCGCGTTACAATCTTCATACAGTTTTTCAAGTGTTTTCTCAATGCCTGTTTTTTCTGAATCAAAACGAACTACAGGATGCGCAAACTTACTAACACCAAAATCTGTCCTGTAAGAGCCTTTGATTTTAACACCTCTGTTTTCCTCATCTCCGAATAACGCAACAGCCTGGATATTCGTAATTGCTTCGTCAGCTTCTTTAACACCCTGCAAAGCGTTTGCTAATTTATCTAAGTCATCCTTAACAGCTTCACGGGCGAAGCTCCATCCATTTTGCAAGCCCATTATAATTGCCGCGTATGGCTTAAATGCTGCAAGTGAATTGGGTATTTCAGGCGCGGGTACTTCGGGGCTTTCACACGTCCATCCACCACCACGGCTTTGGCGTTCTCTGTAATGTATTACAAGCTTTTGCCCTTTCTCATTATAGCTAAGTCCTGTTAATTCAAAGTCTTCGTAATTAAGGCTTCGTTTGGGCGGTTTTGTTGTACTCATATTTATTCTTGTTTAATTATTTCTTCTATTGCATACCATTGTTCAGGAGTAAGTTTTGGGTTGTTGTAGGATGAGAATAACTCTGATATATAGGCTTTAGTTTTGTTTAACTTGTCCATTTATATTATTTCCTCTTTTGTCAAATAAAGCTGTCTGTTACATTGGCTATACTCTTTGCTATTGTATTGTAATGTAATTAAATTAAAGGGTACGTTATTTACGTAAAAGTAAGTTCTTCCTACTCTATCAACAGCCCGTTCATATATGTTGCCTTTTGTTTTTTCAAACAATATTTGCCCTATTTTTATATCTGCCATAATTTAAAGTTTAAAATTATCTTTAACATCGAAGTGATAATATATGTTTTCAAAATCCCTTTGCGTGTAGTTTACGCTTTCAATTATGCCAAACTCAATATAATTATCTTCTATTTGTTTTGCCTCCGAAAGTAAAATATACTTTTGGTACTCGTCGTAACTTTCGATGTATTCGGCTGAACTAAATACAACTTCCCTTTTGCCTACAATTACTAAATAATAATATTCAGGTTCTGTTTCGTTGTCTGAATGCTTGTAGGCTTCGTGTAGTAACATTTCGTCGTGGTTCATGGCTTAACCCTTTATGTGGTGAATAACCTTATCCAATAACTGATTTACGTCAGAATACATTTTTTTGTTTTTATTGGATTTAAATACATATTTAGTTTTTAAACTCTCTAAATCTGAAAGCAAATCTTTTACTTTTGCAGCATCGCCTTTGCTTAATTCTTTCTCAATAGCGGCTTTTTCTTCTTCTAAAGATTTCTGTTCAGCTTCTTTTTTATCGCTTAACTCCTTTTCAGCGGCAATACGCTTTCTTTCGTTTTCCTCAAATTCTTTGCGTTCAGCTTCTTTCCTATCAGCTTCATCTTTCCTTTGTTGTATCTCGTAAGCCCAATGGTCTTCAGCTCCTTTTTTAATATCTGAAAGTTCATTTTGATAATCAATTTCCTGCTTTTCAATAAGCGCATTGTAGTCTCTTATGAAAACTATATAAGGCTGTAATTCCTTACTTCTATTTGACCTTATTATGGCTTTTTGTTCGTTTTCTTTCATTAAACGTTCATTTTCTGCCTGTATTCTTTGACGTTCTTCGTCATCGGCTTTTTGTTTTGCAATTCGCGCTTCTTCTTGTGCTTTTTCGGCTTCTATACGTGCCGCTTCTGCTTGTTCTTTAGCTATTTTATTAGCTTCAAATGCCGCTTTTGCGCTTTGTAATTGCCCATTAAATTGTTCTTCTGACATTTCAGATAACGGCAGGAATGAAGTGTCAAATTCATAAGGTAAAAAAGCAGCTTCACGTTCTTTTTTTAATGATGCTTTTCTTTCGGCTTCAATACGTTCTTCGTGTCGTTCTATTTCACTGAGTTTTTCCTCCATTTGTTCAATTGGAGTAGTGAGTTTGTTTTTTAATGCATCAACAAATTTACCTGATGCTAAAAAGAATGCTTTTTCTGATTTGTGAACATCAGCTATGCCTGTTCTAACCTTAACAAGTTTTAGGCGTAATTCTCGCGCGGCTTTAAATCCATCTTTGTTTAATTCCATCGCCACAACATCTGCGTATTGCTGCGTAAATGCCGTTAACTCAATTTTCTTTGGTTCGAAAGATTTTTCAATACTTAAAGCTTTTGTTTCTTCAATTCCATACTCTTTTGGGTCAATAATGCTTAATTTTTCCATTGTGATAATTTTAAAATACAAAAAACCCATACTATCCGAATGCTTCTCACTTCATTCTTCAAATACGGGTTTTGTTACTTTTTACGTTGCTATAGTGTGAGAAGGCAACAGATACAAATATATAAAAGTTTTCCAATTCAATACTAAAAAATCTAAAATAATTTAATTTTGTATTTTACCAATTAACCTATCCTCAATCCAATACCAATCGTTTAATACTTTAATACGCCCGAAAATAACTAAACACAAAGCATCAGCATTATACAATGTAACCTTTATTTCGGTATAGTTTTCCTGCGCTAAAGCTTTATACCTATTTTTCCTTATCTGCTTGCTTTCGCCTTTAATACGCTTAATTAACGCTGTTTGCCAAGTAGCAGGATGAACTTCACAATAAGGCAATCTGTTCGTCTCTAATAATGTTTTTAGCATAGTATAACCTTTCATCATAGTTGCTATTGCAAACTTCTTACCTGGCGCATCGTCGGCTGCTCCTGCAAAGTGACTTACCTTTTCTAAAAATACCAATGGATTTTCAAAGTTATCTTTTATGTAAGCAAACTTATCATTTAAATCAATCGAGGCTTTTGGTATTTTAAAGGCTTCAATATTTTCATTGTCGTAAATCGCAATCCCACCGCTTGCGCCTGGATCTATTCCTATTATTGTGTATTTCATTTCTGCATTATTGTTTCAATCTTTAAATCCATTGCAAGCCGTAACTCTATTTTAGCACCCCTGCTATTTTTCCAGTTGTTTAACATGTAAATGTAATCGCAGTCTATTAAAGCTTTTAAATCTACTTTCATGTAGTCATCCCAACTTTCAAAATTACCATGTTCTAAATCTAAAGGGCTTATAGGCTCATATCCTAATTCTATAACTTCCTTTTTTGCCTTTTCAAAGTTATTAATGTATTCTTCCCTTTCTAAGCCGCTTATTTGTCCGGCAATGTAGCATTTATGTTTCATGATTAAAATATAGTTAATTGTTGTTGATGTTGTTTAAGGCGTTTTAAAGCGCTTTCATAATAATCTTTATCCAATTCACACGCGGTCAATTCAAAGCCTAAATTATGGCATGCAATAGCAATACTGCCGCTTCCTAAATGCGTATCTAATATCTTGTCTCCATTTTCAGCGTAATTCATAAGCAACCACTCGTAAAGTTTTACCGGTTTTTGTGTGGGATGGATTCTAACCTCTTTATCTTTCATATTTCCTTGTAGCATCCCATTCCACATAAAAGTAAATTTATCTACTATAACACCAAATGAATGACTGGCCAATTCACATTTTGAAAATGTACTACTTTCATTTTGCTTATCCCAAACTATCCTTCCGACATTAGGTATATATTTAGCGTAATAATTGCACCCCCAAATTATTTGATGCTTGCTTACCCTGAATAATTCATTAAAATAAACCTCATTAGGGACTTCCCAATTTTGTATTTTTTTAGTTTGTCTTCTTACTCCAGATGTGGATATATCATTACCTGTGTAATTGGCTTTACCATAATCTTCGAAGTAAGGTGGGTCTGCAATTGCTAAATCGAAATACTTATCTGGATAACGAGCCATTAAATCCATGTTATCCTCGTTTGTTATTTGTATCATTTTTTTAAGGTTTTGTAAATACTTCTACAGTAGTTGTTTTTTTTACGGGTTTATCTTCTTTTACCGGCTCATAATCTTGCATTACATAAGGTAATCTTTCATCGTTTACATTTAATCCAAAGGTTTTAAATTTCTTTCCGCGTGAACGTTGGCATATGACTTCTGAATAATCTCCCATATCTTTTACTATAAGCACGGTTTCGCACTTCTGCTGCAATATTGTGCCCAAATGCCCCCTTGCTTTGTCGCTTCCTGGATTTAAGTGTAATACTCCAGTTATGTGGCAATTTGACAAAGTATTATATTTCATTAACTTTTGTGTAAAAGCTACGCATTCAGTTAAAGAATTAAAATCATTAAGGAAATCAACGTAACCATCAAGTGACACAATGCCTAATTTATCTTTATAAGGACTTTTAGTAAATAGCCAATCTAAATATGCCATTCGTTCCGATGCACTGTATTCACGTAATTTCACTGCAATGTAATAACTATGTATTCCTCCTACTGCCCGCCTTATACGGTCTGCTGTATTCCAACTGTCGTGTTCATCCTGTTCGGTGTCAATATCAATAATGTACTTACCGGCTAAATCATGACCTCTTATATCAGGTGCGTATAAATTTGCAGTACCTCCAATTGCACACGCTAAAATCAAACTCTTTGCCCATGTCTTACGGCTTTTCTCCTCCCCTTTAATCATTGATATGTTTCCAAAAGTTCCAAATCTTAAAGGGTATTGTATTCCGTTGTAAAACCTGTCATCTAATCCTATTGAAATAGCTAATGGTGGCCTTTTGGGTTTTGTGTTTAAATCAACTGTGCTTTTTTTATGTACATCAGCATAATCTAATTCTTTAGGATCATCTTTTAATGCTAAATCCGGTGTTATTTTTTGTATTGCCATAATTAAAACATTGTTAATTGCTGTTGATGAATTTTAATGCGTTTACAAGCGGCATCGAAATAATCTTTGTCTAACTCACATGCAGTTAAATCAAACCCTAAATTATGGCACGCTATAGCTATTGATCCACTACCCAAATGCGTATCTAAAATTAGCTGATTAGGTTTGGCGTAATTCATGAGCAACCATTCGTAAAGCTTAACAGGCTTTTGTGTTGGGTGTATTCTTTCCTTATACAATCCATCTTTTGCATTAGCTCCAACCCATCCAACCTTAAATGATCTTAATGCACCTCCTTTAGAACTAAAAGCTAATTCTCCATCAGAAAAATCGTTTTCTCCTGTCCCCTTGTCCCAATATATCCAAGATGATATTGGAGGTAAAAACGGAGTCATGTGATTTGCTCCCCAAACAATCTGGTTTTTTGAAACCCTAAATAATTCATTAAAATAATTATTGTCAGGAGTTTTTAAGTCCCAATCAGAATTGCCTCTATTTATTTTTTTCTTTCCATTTCCTAAGGTCATTTTATTAGCCCCAATCCCATACGGAGGGTCTACTATAGCTAAGTCGAAATATTTATCAGGATAACGAGCCATCAAAGCCATGTTATCTTCATTAGTAATTTTAATTTTATCTACCATTTTAAATTTCATTATCTGTTAATGTTTTACATCCTTTATCCTCGTAATCTGCATAATGTTCACAGCAATGTAAATCATGCTCTTTATTTTCATATCTAACTAATAATTCAGATAAAAAGTTATTAAGTTTTTCCGTTATAGCTTCATTGCTAAACATATCTTCTTTCATGAATTTAGCAAAGCTGTCAGTAATTACAGGGTCTTTTGCCTTATCGCTATTTTCTTTGTAAACCTCCCTAAGTGTTTCTATACTTTGGGGCTTAACGGTATCTTTAAACTCGTAGTGATTAAAAAAATCATTAAGCCTAAACATATCCATATTTAATTTAAAACGCTCGTAATGCCCTTTTAAAGGCTCTTTAAGTATATTTTGTATTTCCTTTTCTGCCGTAATGTTTGAGCCTTCATAATGCAGTAAAAGCTGATTATAAACATACATAGTCATTTTACAAAAATGGTGGTTACGCGCTAATCTTTCCTCTTTCACAAAATTTATCCAGTCTACAACTTCGTTAAAAGCATTAGCATCGGTTTGGTTAGGTTTGTTGCCTTTTGCTATTGTGTATGCAAGCCGGTTCATTGATTTTTCTATATTCATAGATTTGATTCTTTTTTATTTTCATAAGCTTCTATTGATTTAAATATTGAATATGGTATTATAGGGCATACGGCGTTTCCTAAAGCGTGTAAAGCCAATTGTGTGGAAAACCCATAATTTGATTCACACAATGGGGGCAAGGTTTTCCGTTGAATAGCATTGATAACCCTATTTGTTTCCCATTCTCTACTCGCCTGGTAATTGCAGGTGTTTTGTATAATGTTCCTCGATCCCTGTTGTCCGATGCCATTGGGGTAGGCAATAACGTAAAGCCGCTCTCTTTCATGAGGTAATCCAAACGCTTCTGCCGTGAAACATTCCCATTCTGCATTGTACCCGATTTCGGAAAGGTCAAATAAGACTTTTTCAAATCCTTTTTTAAGGAGGTTTGGGCTATTTTCAATAACGACCCATTCAGGTCTAATTTCGTAAATAGCACGGTCGTAATGTTCCCATAATCCGCTTCGTTCTCCCACAATTCCAACTGACTTAAAATTTGCTGCTGAAATATCTTGGCATGGGAATCCTCCTGTAATAATTTTAACTTTACCATTGTATTCTTTAAAATCAGTTGTTTTTATATCTCCATACTGTTTGCATTCAGGAAAATGTTTTTTTGTTATTGAATTGCAATAATCGCTTATTTCAACGCTTGCTACATTTTTCCAACCTAATTCGTGTGCTGCTATCTGAAAGCCGCCAATACCGTTAAATAAAGCGTAGTGCTTCATAATTCTAAGTTTTAGATGCCAATATCCTTGTTATGTTTTTTCGTAGGTTTGAAAGGCTTAAAACCGTTTTCTTCCAAAACAAATCATCATCGTTATTTAAGTAATCATAAGCAGCAACTAAGTTTTCAATACTTACACCATCGTTTTCTACCATAAGCCGTATTTCTGTAACGTAGCTTTTGTAAACTGCCTTTTCCTGGTGGTTAGTTGGTAGCTGTTTTTCTTTTAGATTTTTAATAAATACTTTTCTAAACTTATCAGCCATTACAAAGTACATTAATTCCTTTTCTGTAACTTCAATTTCGGTGTCTTTGTATTTTAAATTATTACCTGAAATTGAAATATCGGACATCTTTATTTTTAATAAAGATATATATGGTTTATTATCTGGTATAGGTTGGCGATTTCTGTCTGTTCCATTTGCTAATTCTCGCTCCTCCATTTGCGGTTTTTCGCTAATGGTTGATTCTATTGGGATAGAGTACCATTTTGTACGGTCATAACCCTTTTTATTATGGCTGCTAACTAATATTAATTTAGCCTTATGTAAATTTATTAAACAGGTCTTTATTTGGCTTTCAGTAAGCCATGTAAATTGCTCTGTAAAGGCTTTTATACTATTAAAAGTCCAGTACTGCCCATCATGGAAATTAACCTTATTAGATCGATTAAAATCAACCCAATAATCAATGTTAGATAATATAATAGCGGCATCAGTTCCAACTAACTTAGCTATTTCAGGCTCGAATGTCATTTTAACTTTACTCATGATGCAGTTAATCTAAACCAAAATATAATTCCATGCTTAAATCTTCTGTATCGGCTTGTTTAAGAGCATCAATAAGCTTTCCTTTAGACTCTTTACACAAACCATATCCGTAAGAACGATAACGGTATGACCTTTCGAAAGTAGATACAGGAAATATCAACCCATCATCAATAACAAGCTTTTTATTTGTGAGGTCTTCAAAGAACGTATTAACAAAAATATTGTAATAAGTGATACCCTCTTTTTCGGAACGCTTTGCATAAGCATATTTGGTAATTGAAAAATCAAACCTTGATATAATTTCAACAGGTGTTCCATAAGTATGCCTTATAAGTTCGACCCTAATGTTTGTAGTTTTATTTTTATAGCATTTTACATTCCTGTTTTCATAAGAAAAAAAATAATTATCATCCTTTTCAAAAACATTAATCGCTTCTATTAAATCTTTTTCAGATTGAAAAAACACATCAATATCTTTAATCTTTTGATTATTAAAAATGTTTTTGAAACATCCACCGGCAATAAAACCTTTATGCCCCTCCATGTAGTAATCCAAGAATCTTACTTTGTTAAATGATTCTTTTGGTCGTTCAATAAATTTAGTTTCCATAAATAAAAAACAAAAGCCGAAAACGTCAAGGGATCCACTCCTATCGGTTTACGGCTTGTTTAGGTTAAAGTGCAACCTATAATGTCTTAATGTAGGTGGATCTTCTACGAGACAAATATACAAATATTATTTAATTGCTAAAACGCTTTACCATTTTCTTTAATACGATTTTCAATTTTGTGGTCAGCACGATTAGCATTGTACTCTAACTTTTCCATTACAGCCCCGCCAATATCATAACCCCAACGACCACAATAATCCATAATTCTAATTACTGCATCAGCCATTTCTACTTCTGCCATTGGTCGGTTAGGCAAATGGTCATCCATAAGGTTTTTGCGTTCTCCCTCCATAGCTTCTGATAATTCGCTATGAATTAAACATATCATTTCGGCTTTGTTACGCTCTTTTAATTCTCCTGTTATAATATTTGTGTGCCAACCAGCTAATAGTGAATCGTTGTAGCAAATATCACGCATATCGTTTATTTCTTTCGATTTTATAAGATTGTCAATATATTTCTTTGCTATTGAAAGCTTATCAAACTTTTTATTTTCATCTTCTAAATCACTGTAAATTTTAAATTGTTCTACGTCTGTTAAGAAAATTATTTCAAAACCTTTATAGTCTTCTATTTTTGCCATTGTTTTTAATTTGTAAAGTTAAAATTTAGTGTGCCAGTTTCTTTACTCGCATTTTTCTGCTGTTTTAAGCGCATTTCTTTGCTTATCCATACAACTATGTACTTTGTCTTGTTATTAGGTCGCTTAGTGGCTAAAAATGGGTTTACAGGGTGTTTAAATATTAATTCCTGCTTTTATAATTGTTGTAAAGCATTACCCCATTCGCTGCCGTTGCCTGTAATTTTACCACACGCCATTTTATAGGCTTGTTTAAGGTCTTCTACTGTAAATGAAATAAACCTTTTGCTTACCCATTTCTTTGAGAACTCGTAAGGGGTTAGGTTATTCATAAAATGGAATCCAGTTACCGAAAGTTGATTTAACCCCTCTACCAATCTCCAAGTGAGCGCATTTATTTAACAAGCATAGTTTTTTTTCGCCTTTATCATTAAGAATATAGAAAGCTAAATTATGCGGTTCTCTTGCTTCAGTAGATGAAATAACTTCATACTTTTTATTAAAAGTAAAGTTATCTGCCGGATATGGTAACATTACATATTTAAGTTTTTTCATTGCTATTATTTTTAAAATTTATCCCAGTTTTCTTGTACCCATTCATCACAAATAATTAAAGCGGGTTTACTATACTTCAACCCGCTTTAACTTGGTAGCCGCCATCCCTGACGCAATCGTGCCCTAAGTTTCAAGTATTTTTACGATTGTTGTTTTTTATAAAACACGATACTACCTGAATGAATTTAGTTTCTACATGATTATCGGGGGGGTTAATATTTTTTCAGCTTTTAAAACGTTAGCGGTTAATAATTCTTTATCTTCCTCCGTTGGCTTAAAGTTATGTATAACCTTTGACGGCCATTTGCTATGCGATGGTATATACGCTAATTCGCTTATATGCTTTTCAGTAATAAATCTACCTTGCCACGGCTCAATTCCTATTCTTTCTAAAAAGTTAGTATCTTCTATTTCTTCACGTATTTGTATCAGTTGGTCGTAAGATGGTGTAAATGCCATTATCTCGCAATATTCAACGCCAAGCAATATACAGTTAGAAACAACCTGCCAAAATATATCAGGAAACAAGCCTTTAAAAACATCAATATTTATTACACCCTCGTTAAGCTCTAACAATGCTTTAGAAAGGGTGTAATACTTCTTAGGTTGATAGCATTTCATTTCTCCCGCTGTATTAACTTTAGTAAAGTCAGGCGAGCCACTCCAAAAAGGATATTTAGGATGGGTTAACGTTGTTTTTGAGCATAAAGAATACTCTATACCCATATCATTTTCAAAAGCCCATGCCTCCATTACTTTGCCCCATGTCATATCTTGGGAATACGCACCAGTATCTAACGAACGCCCTAAACACCTTTCGGCTCTTTTTTCTTCAATGTAAGTTAAGGCAGGCGCGCCAAATCCTTTTCCTGATTTGTCTTTAGTCATTAACTTGAATATTTCGCTTGATGTAAAACGTCCTATTCTTTGCTCTATACTAATCATTGGTTTTAATTTTTGAGTTTAGAAAGTTAATTACTTTGTTGTATGAGTTATATTCCTGGTTATTTATAACTCTTTCAACACCCGTTAATTCTTCTGGATTTAATTCTGATTTAACTTGGTCTAATAGGGTTTTAATATTACCTAAATGATCTATACCGCCTTTTAATACCCTTAGTATAGCTAATCCATTTGCCTCTCCAATACGCCCCTTGTTTTCTACAATGCCTATTTCAACTTCTAAGTTAACCCATGCAGAAGTTTCTTTTGTGCCGGTGTACATATTCAACTTCTTACAGTTGGTCGCATTAAGTATCATCGGTTTTACATTCTCTCCATTTGAATACGTTTTTTCATGAAAGTAAGCAACGTTCTTCAATTCCTTTTTTTGTAATTGAACATCTTTTTGTTCAACACGCTGTATCGTTAATATAACATTTGAATCTATGTCCCATGCAGCCATAAAATCAGATTTAAATGCGTTTCTCCAATTTCCCATAATTATTTTATTAAATGTTTCCAATGTGTATTATGTAGTATCCTGCCTATTGTTGATGTGTCAACATTATATTGTTCAGCAATAGACTTAATTGTTTTTGATTTGCCTATGGCGCGTATCTCTAAAACTTGTATTTCAGTTAATTTAGCGGCTGCATTTTTAGTTCCTTTGCATGATTTCATTAAATTATTTGAATGAGCATGATGGCTATTTTCTTTAGGTGTTACCCATTCGAGTTCAGTAACTCTGTTGTCATTCTTTATTCCTAATTTGTGATTAACTTCTGATTTTTTTTCAGGGTTTGGAATAAAAGCAATTGCAATTAACCTATGCAGTAAAAAACTATTACCACCATTCTTTTTGCTCAACCTTACTTGTAAATAACCATCTTTAGTTGTGCATGGTTTTAGAGGTCGTTCTTTGTAAAAATGATACTTATTATTTGGGGTTATAAATCTCCAATAACTAAGAGATTTAATATTACCTAAATTAGACACGGCATACAAACCCTCATAACCCACTACGTCTTTCCATTCTTCTATAATATCCATAATAAAAATAAAAAGCCTACCATACTCCAAACGCATCTCAACTCGTTCTTTGTATAATAGGCTATAATGTCTTTAATGTTGCTTTAATTGAGATGCTGCAACCTTATAGCAAATATACGGATAACTAATTATATTATAGATTAATAGGCTATTAATGTTATTTATTTTCTACTATTATAAAATCTTTTACCTCTAATCCTGATATTTTAGATAGATACAATATATCTGAAACTACTACCGGTGCATTAAAGTTTTTATAGTTCCTTAGAGTAGCATCACTTAATCCCATATCTTCGGCAAGTTCATACTGCCTTAATTTATCTTTTTCGGGATATTTTTCATTTACGGTATCGATAACCTTTTCTATGTCAATCTTAACCCCTGTTCTTTTCTTTTCGCTCATTTTCGTTTTTTCTTTTTAGGTTGTAAATGTGTCTTTTTATTTCGGGTTTTTCCTGTGCCGTAGTTTTTGAAACTCTGAACTACAGGGTCAGATACTTTAGTTTCTGATTCAAGTATTTTCTTTTCTCTTAGAGCAATAGTGCCCGACGAAACGTAAATGTTATTTTGGCACAAATGTTCCTTTTCATAATTTCCTTTACTGTTCATAATCTTATTTTATAATCTATAACCTGTATAATCGCATTTACTGCAATTAACATTATATTGAGGTGGATTGCTTAATAAAATATTACCGTTTGTATCCTGTAATTCCGAATTACATTTAAGGCAAGATATACCGTTGTTTTTAGGATATGTTTGGTTTAAAATAAACATATCTTTGGTTTGTTTGTTATTTTCGTCTAATGTTTTCATAATAAATGTATTTTTTCGTAGTTAGGATTTTGCCCGTAATCTGTAAATAAATTACTTAAAGGCAGCGAGTAATTTGCATCGGGGTGGGTTTGGGTTATTTCTATGGTTATCATTTTATTTTATATTCAGGAGTTTTCTTTTGCTTGTCATTATGCATACTCTTAGCCTCTTTCCAAGTAATATATCTATTTTTGTTATTGTCCATCCTATTTATTGCAGCATCAAATCGATTACTTGCAAGCTCTTTGTAATTGTTGACTTCATTTTCAACCCAGTCTTGTTTTAATTCTTGGAGTGTATCATAGTCCCAAAAAATAAAACTATCGGTAACAGTTGAGAAAACAGCGTATTTGCCGTTAGGTTGTTTGAAAAACACATGCGCCATAACTTTAAGGTTTATAATTTTTAATGAAATTAACTACAGCAACATAGGCGGCTTGTATTTTCGTTTCGCCTTTATAATCGCATAACGCAGGAGTATTAAAACCATCGTCTAAACATATCTGTGCGCGATGCCTGCATAACTGAAACTTATAACCCAAAGATTCTATTTTCTCTATTACAGGCATTAACCGTGACCATGATTTATGATAATTTGCTTTATAGAACTGAACATTTCCGCTTTCAGTCATAAATCCACCAAAATGCTCTGAGAATTTAAAACCTACAAACTCCGCGATAATCTTATTACTTTCTTCTATATTCATTTTGCCTTATTTTTTAGCACCCCGCAGGGAATGATGTAACTTCTTTAGCGTTTACGATTGTTGTTAAACCACCGTTTTCATTTCTGTATGTACGTTTCACGTATTGGTATTTTTTGCCTCCTGAGGTTCCGTAACCGTTAGCGTCAAAACCTTGTGTGGTTGATTCTTCGCAATTAATAGATATAATAATAGATTGTCCGTTAGGTAAAATAGCTTTAATATTGCCGCTTGTTTTAAAAGAATAAAGTCCGAATAACGATAATACCATTATTGATAAGATTATTTTTTTCATGGTTATAATTTTACTGAATTTAATTTATTGTTTGCATCAACAACTGATTGCCTGTTTTCAATAGATGGGTTTTTAAGATATGCTTTTATTGCCGCGCCTCTTGATTGTAATTCTTGGTGTAATGTTTTCATGATTTATATTTTTAAGATTACTCTACCATTCTAAGAGCGTTAAGTATTCTTTCTTTGGGTTTTGAGCCTAATTTATCCGGCCCATCATTTATTTCATATACAACGGCATATTCTCCCATAGCAGGCATTGAAACAACTTTTTTATGTATAGGTTCTAAAATATTAACTAAGGCTTTCGCTTCTAATGTTAATCCATCTTGGTAAGATTCAATGCCACAATGTCCAAGAGCACAATGGCACTCATTATCTACGGGGCTTTTTAAATTAGTTGTACACCATTTATTTTCCGGTATGGCTTCAAACTTTTTAATAAAGTACTCTTTGTCAAATTTAGTTTCCATGATTATTCAGTTTTTAATTTTATCCAGTTGTATTCTATTTGTTGTTCTACAGATAACAAGTGCCATTCAATTGCATAACCATTTTGGCGCATATAATCAGAGAAAATAAATGGATAATTATTATCTGTAATTTCTCCATCTATTACTTTACGGTAAAATGATTCGTAAAAAACAATATAATCACTATCCTTGTGAAAAGAAATTAAACCTATATTTCTATTTTTAAATCCATCTATAAAATATGAAGATATATTTAATAGTTTAGCCACCTCAATAGCATCTTCATCGGTAATTGATGAAAGGGGCTTAAGTAGTAATTTTGTATAATCATCAATACTGCCATCTAATAAATAAGTGTCTGTACTTTCGTATTCATCATTGAAAGTCAAAACTTGTTGTTTCCAATAATTTGCAAAAAATCTCTCTTTGTTTTCAAATGTGTTTTCCATTGTTATAATTATTTATTGTTTTTCTATACCGCAAACCTAACATATTTTAGCTTACTAACCTAATATATTTTATGTTTATTTTTATTTAAAGCAAAAAAAATACCGCCTACTTTCGTAAACGGTACTAAAAACAATAGAAAATAAATATAGAATTAAAAACAATAATGTCGCAAATATAGTAAACATTAGCGACAAACAATTTATTACTTATTCCTTAGCTCATTAAACATATTAGTGACATTAGAGGCATGTTTATTCATCGTTCGGTACATAAGTAACATTGCTACCATAAACACCAATACAACGCCTACGATTAAGTATAAAACCCATGTAGAGTTAAACTCCTCCGTCTTGGTTTTTTCCTTTTCCTTTGTAGTCTGTAAAAGTTGGCTATTATATTTAGTTATAACATCGATTAAAGCCGCGTTACAGTCCGCCTGTTGGATTATTCCCTGCTTATCGTATATTACCTTAAGTTGAGTGCCGTTCGTGCCTTGTACGTATATTGTGGTGTCCCTGTAAATTATGTTTGCCGGTGGAATGTAAGTCGCAATACCACCATCTCGCTTCTCTGTAGTTTCTATTTGCTCTTTAAAGTCGGTATCGGTTTTAGTCTTGGATGCTTGCTTTTGTATATCACAGGATGTTAACGACAATAATGTCATGAACATAATTAATAATCGGATTTTCATTTATAGGGTTTTTAAGTTTAAACAAAGTTAGTCAATTACCTAAACAAAAGATTACCTACATGGAATCATGTTATTTTTAGCACGGTGTCGTGTATAAACAAAAAAACCGTGCATCTCTACACGGTTTACCAACCCCCAAAAACTTAATGCATGAAAAACACTACTTATTTTTTACTTAAAAAGAATTTTAAGCTTTACAAATATATAAATATTTACCTGCTTATTGCGTAATAATGTTTTTTATGTATATTTGTCGATGTAGAGTCGTCGCTACAATTAAAAACATTTTAAAATTTCCGCACATGAAGAGCCGACGACCTCTGATTGTGCGGATTTTTTGCATTTATGAAATCAGCAAGTGAGAATTATGCCGAGATATTAAAATCTCCTGAATGGCATAAAAAGAGATTTAAGTTGAAATAAACCCTTATAACAGCTAAAACAATAACCAATGACAAAACAAGAAAAGGCAAACCAGGACAAAAACAGGTATTTTACAGAAACAGGCGTTGATATTACAGAACGCATTACAAGCGGTAAAACACTATTCTTTGAATGGCGAAATGAAGCCGCTAAATACGCTGAACAAAAAAGGACTTATGTATTTGAAGTATTTAACAGAACCGAGCAAATAGGTTTCGGGGTAACAACTTAAGATTATGGAATTGAAAGCAAGCGAATTACGAATAGGCAATTTAGTTGATTATCTGTGTGAAGATAAACTGGATGACCGGCAGGAATGGTACGAACCTACAGTGATTGACTGGCAGGATATTAAATATTTATCCGAAAAAGAAGTAAGAAACAAAGGATTAGTTCCCGATGGCCCGGTAAGAGAACATTACAAACCCATCCCGATAACCGAAGATTGGCTGTTGAAATTAGGGTTTGTTCGTAGTAATAATCCTGACTTACTTTTCTTTTCAATACCGATGCTGCATATCGAAATACATGCCGAAAAATATCGCGGCAGGTATGTTATTCAATTGGCGAATCATATTAAACCTATTGTGACTGAAATCGAATTTGTACACCAACTTCAAAACTTAATATACGCGCTCAGTGGCACAGAACTAACTTTAACCGATAAAACTAATTAATTATGGAATTATGCCAAAGTCATTAATTTATAAGGGGGTCTATGCCGTTACAAGAAACGGTAAAAATATGTTTCGATCTAACCATTCATACAACAAAATAATATGGCAGTCTAATTATTTCAATAGTGAAATTGAAGCAGCAAAGGCTTACGATATTCGTTTAATCACATTAGGCTTTAAGCCTGTAAATGTTTTAAAGCCTAAATTATGAATTGCGAACTTTTTACAGTACCTGACGTAAGCGCAAAACTTAATTTAAGTTTTGAAACAGTAAGATTATTGATTAAACTCTTTGATGCTTATCCTACTGTAATTAACAATAGAGTTTTTTATTCCAGATACATGAAAGATAAGATAATAAAATCATTGCCTTTAATAACAATACCAAAAAAGCCTAAAAAGCCTTATTTTGAGTTTGCAGAAGTAACAATAGAAAGTAAAATAAATTAAAAACAAATATTATGATAAAAATAAACTCACTTAGTTTTAATGAGCAAGATGTAACTGAATGCAATGATGTATCAGTTTTGTTAAATTATGAAATTGAATTATTAAAGCTAATGTCACATATAAAGGGCACGATTGATCATTGTAAAGAATTAAAAGAGAAAGGTACACCCGTTGCTTACGACATGTATTCTAAAAACATTCGTTTTAAGTCGCTTCTTGGAATACTGCATGCAATAATAAAAAATAGAATTAAAGAAATAAACAAAGACAATCCAAAATTAGCTATTAAGCATTTCGGTAACTTTTTCATAGATGTAGCGGAAGAGGTATTGAGCGAGGAAACATTTAAGCATATAAAAGATAAGGCTGAAATAATATATAGAATGCAAATTAAATAATGGATGACGAGATAAAGGTAATTTCTCTATTAGAAAAGAGTTTTACATTTAAGCGTACTACCAATACCGAACAAAAATCCTGTTATCATTACGGGGTAGAAGTAGATGAGGAAACACGCACCGTAAATTGCGCTAAATGCGGAATTGTGATGGATCCTTTTGATTATCTAAAAACTACATGCTACAGGAACGAAAGCGCTTTCAACAAGTATATATTGTTAACAGCAGAAGTTTCTAAACTTGAAAAAAGGTATAATAATCTAAATAAAGAAATCGAAAGATTAAAATCTATAAAGTCTAAACTATAAAAAAAGCCTCCATTACGGGGGCTTTGCTTTTTCTAATCTAAATCCGATAATAGCTTTTTATAATATTCAAACTTCTTTAAAACCTCTTGCAAACCGATACTACCGCCATTTACAGCCTTTCTAACGGCTTTTACGCTTGCATCATCACTATATAGCATCTTACCCCATAACTTAGCGTGTGTAAAGAAGAATATTGCTGATTCCCAAAAGTATTTTGTTACAACCAAATCAGGTTTTGTCATTATAGCGTTATCCTGGGTGTATTTAGAGAAAGCTTTATAATTATCCCTAAAAGTTAATTGAATACCTCCACGCCCTCTAAAACGCCAACCATCCCCGCTTTCTACACTTCCATTCCCTACACGATTCGCATAAGTATGATTCGCTATTAATTCAGGTTTCCCGCTTATCTTTTTGGCCAATGCATTTGGTTTACCGCTTAATGCATATCTTGATGGCCATGTTTTTGCTAATCCTGCACTACTATAATTTAGGTTCTCGTAAGCAACCGTAAAGTTTCCTGTTTCATTATCTACATTAGCCAATACATGTGTAAGCTGATTATTGCTTATTCCCCAAACCGATTTCATTTTAAGTAATGTTTTTTTATCCAATGTGCCGGTGAGTGGTAATTTGTATTTCTCCTGAAATTCTATAATGTAATTCATAAAATACATTTTAAAGTTAATTTCAAAGGTAATAAAAAACCCCGCTAATTGCATGGTAAATTGTTTTAGTACGGGTTCTGACGGAAATTACTTTCCATTAGATTTTAAGTCTAACGTGGCTACCATTACACCATAGATGCATATTGAGCAGGATAAAGGATTCGAACCTTTATTAACAGGGTCGTAACCTGTGATTTTATCCATTAAACTAATCCTGCCTTTGGGTGTTATAAGAGGATCGAACTCTTATCACGGGATTCACAGTCCCGCCGCTTAACCATTTAGCGTAATAACACCATTTTAGTTTCAGATAATGGATTCGAACCATTACAACGAAAGTCAAAGTTTCGTATGCTAACCGTTACATCAATCTGAATTTAGTCGAAAGCGGAGGGTTCGAACCTCGACCTCCTCGTTCCAAGTGAGGGATGCACGCCATTACAACACGCTCTCGAATTATATTTAAATAAAAAAACCTCCCGTAAAGGAGGTTTGCTATATTATATATGTTATCTCACATACTTATACGCCTATACCTCCTGATAAATTATCGGGTTGTAAAAGTCGTTGAGTATGTAACATAGTTGTTTTCATGCAGCAAATATACAAATGTTTTTTAATAATCCTACTTTATATTTTTAATCGGTTTTATTAGGCAGGTTATCAAGCGTTTTAAACGCTTCATCTGTTTGACGTTTTATTCTGTGCTGTTCAGCATTTTTCATTGCCTGTATAGCCTTAATTTTAGCTTTATCGACGATAACATTAGTTTCTTTTAACTGCTGTAAAACTTTATCTGATGGCATAGTTTCAGGCAAAACAAACATAGATGTATCCATTGCGGCTTCAGTCTTCACAGGCGTATTATTTATGCTGTCATTCACAGGCTTATCTTGCTTAACTGTTGAGCTTCCGAAAAACATGAATAACCCTAATATTAATAAATTTTTCATGTGATTAGTTTTTTTGTATTTGTATTGTTTTCTGCAAAATAATATCTGTTTGTTTTACACCCCGGCGCAACTGGTTTAATTCTGACTGCATTTCTGCGGCACGCTGTTCATCCCTTTGGCGTTGTTCTTCTTTATACTCGCTTAATAGGCCGTTTAACCTATCAACTATTTTAACTTTATCGTCTGCGCAATCTTTCAGACTACTAATGTACTGATTACGCTCCTGTTCTCTTTTTATTTCAGAAATGTTTAACGCTAATTCCAATTCCTTAACACGGGTACGGGCGTAGTTATCCCTGGTTTCATAGAATAAAATAATAGCAAATGGCAAAGCAACCATGAATGCACCCGCACGTTTGGCGGCAGGCAGTTTCATTATTTCCCTGAATAATTCTAAAAAGGTCTTTTGCATACTTCAAAAGTAAGCAAAACATTTCAATATAGTTTAGCGAGTTTGCCAACGGATAGCGCAACGAATACCGAATCTATAATAGTTACGATGTAAACAAAGTAAATATCTGCATCCCATTCAGAAACCCTGTAAATAGTATTTACTATCCATAAAGCCACCAAGCAGTAATATGAGAGCCATGCGGTAAATTTCCATTTCTTACAGCAACAAAGCATATACAAAAGCACGATACCACTAACACATGAAAGCTGATTATTAATCAAATCTATCTTTGTTAACCAAGCAGGTTCTTCTTTGAAATACCAGTAACGAATAAAAACAGCCGCCCCAAAAAGGTTAAGCTCCATTAATAGCAAAGGGACAAACCGAGTGTAATTACTCAATTTGTCCCCTAATTTTATTAGCAGGCTAACCATTAACGTGGAAACATTTTTCTGTCTTTACGGATAGGATAAGTGCCATCTGCAGGTACATAAGTAACTAATCCTGTGTTAACAATATCTGCATCCTGCAATACAAAAGGCTCTGTTGTGTAAGGTGCAGGAACATCGGTATAAGTTAAGTATATATCGGTAGGCTGTTCGTCAAGAAAGAAAGCCACTTCTAAGCCGTCTTTAGCTAATTTGTAAGCTGATTTTTTACTGATTTTTAAAACATTGTTAGGCATAAATTCTAAGGTATAAGTAAGTAAATATTGAAATTGTAAATATTGGGGCGAATATCATAAATGCATAAGCATACTTTCTATTTAAACCCATGTAATCGGTAATATTAGTTATAGCGTTTTGGGTGCTTAACGCTATCAGTTTTTCGTACATAGTTTTTAGTTTCTTGATTTTCATTTATAAAATGGCATCCACCTGACCAAATAATCACTATGAATGCGGCGATGCAAATATAGCAGAAACGTTTAAAGTTTTTCATTTTTATTGTCGGCTATATTAGTTTTTAAATCAATAACCTTTTGTATTTGGGTTTCTGTTTTACTAAATATACCCTGTAAAATAGACGACCCTGTATAGCCTACAAAAACAAAAAAGAATTTAAGCCATTTCGCTACTGATGGTTTTAAAGCCAGTAATTCATCGAGCACAAATATAGCAACGAATACAGTAATGAAAGAACCTACTATCGTAAGCCAGTCGTTCTTTAAATATTCAGATACGCTAAATTGTGTGTTTGCTGTTTGAGCCCTTTTTTTCATTGCCGGTAACTTAAGTAGGAATACATGGCAAAGTATGCCAATAACGCCACCAATAAAGCAATCTAAATATATTATACCTGTAGTCATAATTGTTAGTTTTTAAGTAAATTTAAACCATTCGCCTCTATGTAATCTAAAAGCTATGAGAATAATTAACAAGCCTAATATTGATATTATACCCGCTACGCCTGCAATACTGTAAGTAGGCAATAATTTAAGGACAACATAGCTTAATATAATAGAGGGTATCGCAGCAAACCCCATGTAATAAACTTCCCATACGTCAACTTTTTCTCCTGTAGTTTTGTACTGCCAGTTATCCCTAACGCTTTGCCCTATGCAATTGAATATTATTGTCAGAATAAAGGCAGGCAATAAAGTTAATATCCTGTTGCCCTCGTACAAATCAACACCTAAAGCCATAGCAAATAACACACCTGCGTTTATAATTTGCCCTGTTCCTGTACCTAATATAAGGTTTTTGTAATACTGTTTTTTAATGAAATTGCTCATAATATTTATTCTTTTGCTGTTACTAATACATCAACCGTTGCTCCCTGCACCGGTACGACCGCACCAAGTAAAACCTCAACGCCCAACAAAGTTACA